TAATATATAATTATTATAATATAAATAATAAATATAATAATATTATTATAAATAATATAAGAGATATAAATAATAAAGATAATAAACATGAAGATAATATTAATAATAAAGATAATAATAGATATAATGATAGAGATGATAATAGGAATTTTAATGAAGATATTAATAGAAGCTGTTGAAACTGTTGAAACTGTTGAGGTTATTAAGGCTATTAAAATTGTTAAAATTGTTGAAATTGAAATTGTTTAATGTATTGAAGTTGATAAAATTGTTGAAGTTGTTAGAATTAAAGTTGCTGTAGTTATTAGAAGTAATGGAAATAATAAAAATAATAAATATAATAAAAATAATGATAGAAATTATTGAACTCAATGAGATTATTGAAGCTATTAATAAAAGTTTTAATGAAAGTTTTGATATATGGTTTGATATAGATAATAATGCGAGTTTTAATGTATATTTAATATAGGGTTTTGATAAAAGCTGTTGGAGGTGCTAAAATTGTTGAGGGTTGTTAGAATTAATAGAATTGATTGAATTGATGAAATTAATGAAGCTGTTAATGGAGGTTATTGAAATTATAAAAGACGTGGTGTGATTGTGAAGGTATATACAGTTCACCCCCGGCTCATAATTTTAATCTTGATGCCCCCGGTACTGCTAAAAGTTTTGCTGCCATCTCTCATAGAAAAAGAACAAATTTTTACCAAACTCTTAGAAAAAGACCAAATCTCCTGCGTTGCGGAAATTGTCAAGTAACGCATAAACTAATTTATTATTAACCTTTAAAACTTAATTAATTATGGCAACAAAAGAAACTAAGAAAGCAGAAGAAGTAAAGAAAGTAGAAGAAGCTACAAGTCTTAAAGCTTACAAAGGTAGTCGCAAGGAAATCATTGAAGCTATGAAAGCAGACGAACACAACAAAGTATTTGATGTTGTTGTACGTTCTATTTCTGTTTCTCCTCAACAGACTACAGACGGCAAGTTATATTATAATATAATTGTCGGTTTTAATGAAGAAGTCGAGGCGGCTGTAAAACAAGCTGACGGCAGTTTTGAAATGCAAGCTATATCCAGTCTTACTTTGTCTTGGTATCAGGTTGAGAATGTTCTTCGCCGTTCCGTTTATTTTGGCAGATACATTGAAATGATTAATCAGGCTCTCACAGCTGGTTTTATTTCTCAATTATTGATAGGTGTAAAGCTGTCTTTTATAGCTGAATTCGTAGCAGCTGGTGAAGAAAGAGCCAATCCTTTCAATAAGAATGAAAATATTTATGACGCTAAAGACTATGATAGATTTATTTATCATGTTATTGCAGCAGATAAAACACCTGAAATTGAGCCCGTTTACGCTGAAATTGGTAAAATGCAGCTGCAAATGTTGCTTGATAATGCAAAACAAAAACTGTTTGCGACCGCAGCAACGAATACTTTTACAGCTGTAAACAATGCTAAAGACAAGGAAGAAGCAGAAGCCAGCGCGCCAAATCCATTCTAAAGTATTAATTTTGTCAGTCTTGCCAAATATGGTAAGGCTGACATTTTTAATATTTTTAACAAATCTAATGCTGATGTTTTCAATAAATGATTTACTAATCTTGCTCACAGAAAAAGACCAAATACTCTGCCTTCTCATAGAAAAAGACCAAATATTCTGTCAATAGTTCAAACACGTCTGATAAGCCTTTTAGAAAAAGACGTGATAATTTTATTAATTAATAAACTTCTAATAATTACGCTTATGAAACTTTATTTCTTTCTGATAAGCATTAGTGCTGCTATTGCTGCTATTGCTTTATTTGCTAGTGCCATACTTGTATATGATAATGGCAATATTGAAGACGCTATAGCTTTATTTATCGGTTTTGCTGTTTTTATTTATGTTACAAGGCTGTTTCGCAATGCTTCTCTTGAAGCTGATGATGATGCTAAAGCTGCTGAAAAAACACTAGATGCTTAAAAAAATACTGTAAAATACAGACTAAATTAGCCTATATATACCCTATTTTGGTCTGTATTTTACAGACTAAAAAAAATTGTAAGTCGTTATAAATCAGCTACTTATAATTTAGTCGGTAGTTCTATTATAGATATACAATTTATGATGCTAGAAATGTCTATGATTTTGGTATAAATTATTTTTATTGTCATTTGTCTAAATTATTTAGATTAAATATGTATATTTGCATCAATCATATTATGTTTAATCTAAAGATATTACACTTATGCCTAAAATTGTTTTTAATACCAAAGCTACAGGTGCTGCTGCTGAAGCAATTAAGCATGTTGCTAATGAAGTTATTACTTTAGCTGAAAATACTACTGCTAAAGTTGTTCCTACAGTTTTTAATTTATCCTATAAAAAACGTACTGTTGTTGACCAAACTGAAATGTTTGGAGAAATAGTTAATTGTTTTAAAGATAAAGTTTGTCGTAAACCTTTTAAACAGATAAATGATAGAATTATTGATTATCTTGTTAAATCAGATAAAATGACTGCTAGAGCTATTTCTTATATTATTCATAATCTTGAATGGAATAGTAATATTATTTATATTGATTATGAAAATTGTAAAGAAATTGCTAATACAAAGCGATATACTATTTTAGCTTTAGGTGTTGTTGAACGAATGGGACTTATTTGTAAAACTAATAAAAATGGTGTTTATGTTATTAATCATAATGAAATTTTTTATGGTGATATAAGTAAGTTTACTGAACAATATGTAAAACTTTATGGAAATAAAAAAGCTGTTGTGACTAAGAGTGGTAAAATTGATTTGAATAAAAGAGAACTTGTTGATGCAGATGAAGATGATGATAATGCTAAAGTTGCTGATTAACATATTTTAAGAATCAAGATGCAGTTATAACTGCACAAGTCGAACAAAAATGGCTTAGATATGTAGTTATAACTACACATCAAATTTTGTAACTATTTGATTTTTAATGCGTTATAAATAAATGTATATATCTTTATTTATTTCTTGTGTTTTATTGACATTATTAGCAACAAGTTTATTAAGATGTTTATTAAAATCATATATGTGATTAATAATAAATAGAAGTATAGGGAAAATAAGGAATATAAAAAGTGTTAGAAATATAATGAAAATGAGGAAAATGAAAAGAATGAAGAAAATTAAGAGTATGAGGAAAATGAAGAGTCTAATCCCAATCTCCACTATTTTCTCCTCTATAATCTCCTTCATCATCTCCACTTCTTCCACTTCTGCCGACTATTCCGACTTTACCAAATTTTCCATCTTCTTCTAATTATTTCCAACTCTTCTTCTAATTCCATTATAATTCCTTTCAACTTCTCTTTCTAATCCTTCCTTAATTCCTTTTCAAACCTTTCCTTAAATCTTTTCAACCTTTTCCATTTCTATCTTCATCACTTCAAACCTTTCCTTTATTCTTATTTCCACTTTTTCCACTATTTCCACTTCAATATATCCTTTTATCTTAAATCTAAGCTATACTAACTCTCAAATTCATACCTCACAACTTAAATCTATTACTTATTTAGCATCTTCAACTTATTTAAGTCCATTATTAAGATAATATTTATCATTCATTTTAGCCACATCAATACTTCATTCATATCTGATAAATCTTCATCTTAATATTAATGCCGACTAATTTTACCGTTATAATCAAAACCAGCAATATCATTTTTATTTATTTTATTATTAAATTTATGCTTGACATTATTTTGATAATTAAAATAAAGAAGATATATTTGCTGCCAAATAATAATTTTATTAATAATTTAATTAATTGTATTATGGAAAAAAGAAATGCTAAAGCTGCTGCTAAAAAGAATGTTATTCCTGTAATTAAAGGTGTTAGCGAAACTGCTACTAAAATGATTAGTTTAGTTAAATTCAATGCAGACATTAAACGCAGAACTTATCTTGGTATTATTAAATATCTTAAAGATGCTGGTATTGCCAAAGATACTGATTCTATTTTTATTGAATTTGGCTGGAACAATAAATTTAAAATTGTTATTAATGGGCTTGGAAGAGAATATTTCTATTCAGAAACATTTTTCTTGAATGCTCTTGTTGATAGTTTTAAATGGTTTGCAGAAGATGCTGGTAAAATCATTAATGCTTATTATGATGAATCAAATAAAGAAAATGATGAACCTGCCAATACTGCAAATACAGAAGATACTGCCGTTGAAGACAATTCATCTAAATCAGACAATTAATAAATGAGTTTCCCCCGTAGAGGAATTGAGCATAAAGCTGACACATAATGCTGTTGCTCCCCTACGGGGAATCAAAATCGAACAATTATGGAAATTATATATGAACCGACTAAAACTGAAACAGTTGCTACATCTGTTGATATTGATGCCTCATTATTTAATAATGATTTAGATGATGTTGCTAAAGCTGAAAGAAACAAACCTATTATTGAAGAACAAACAGAAGATATTTTTGGTATAAATAAATAAATATTTGATTATGAAACAAATTGTAATTCCTATCGGTACTATTCTTATTGATGATGAAAATAATAAAAATATTATTCAGGCTGCTTATAACGATTTAATTAAGGCTTTAAAATTTAGAAGTCTGGATATTAAAGATAAGGAAGAAGTAATTAAAAATAAATACATGATTCGTATTTATAGTGTTATTGCTCGTATTCAATTCCTTATTGATAATAAAGAATATCTGACAAAAGAACAAATTTCTTATTTGGTTGAATATATTGCTGCTTATAAAACAAATATTAAAAATTATTATAAGATTATTTGTTCTTATTTTGATGATATGGCTGAAGAACTTATGTCTGAACCTGATAATAAATTTGATGAATTTACGACAGAAGAACTTATGGCTGAAATTGAACGTAGAAATAACAAGTAAAACTTTCATTTTAAAACTATTTTTTATTCTAAAAATTTTATTACTCTTGCTTGTGAAAGTAGGAGTAATATTTACTCCAACTGATGAGACGAATTGAAGTCGAAACTATTTATAATAGTCTTGGAGTTTTTAGACAACTGCATAGTGATGAATTTTTGTCCAGTATTATTTGTAAAAATAGTACTGGATTTTTTGTTTTTATTAATTGTCGAATTTAATTTTATTGCTTATGATTAAAGTTAAGATTATTGATTTAGAGAAAAAGCAAACTATTGACGAAATTCTGTTTGCTTATGATGCACAAACAGTTTCTGCTGTAAAAGGAATTAAAGAAGTTGTTAAAACATTTACTGAAGGCAAAATTGATATTGAAACTGAAGATGCTGGAAGTTGTAATGTTAATAATAAACCTCTTTTAATTGCTGCAAGAATTTTTCGTAGCATATCTAATAATATTGATTTTAATAAAAATGATTAATTATGGAAAAGAAATATCCTGTACTTAAATGTGATGAAAAACTTTGGAATGAAATAAAACCAATTCTTAAAAATTTTGGAATTATTGATTTTAATAATATTGATGATGGAAGTGATAAAAATGATTTTCAATTTAAAACATATCCTTATTTAGTTTCTAATTATGGAAATTATTATATTGATAAATTTTTAATTGGAAATATAGATAATCCTCATATTGATGAATTTAACACTCTTCGTTATCTTGTCGATACTAAAGAAGAATTTCTTTCTGCTGTTGCTAAATTACTTGGTAAAGAATATCCTATTAAAGAAGAAATTAAACAATTTAATGGAGTTATTAAATATCCTTATATTAAATGTACTCAAAAATTATATGATAAAATAAAAAATATTCTTGAAATTGTTGGTTATAATACTATATGTGTAGATAAAATAACAGAAATCGCTAATGAACTTGTTATTGATTACGCTAATAATTTTGGGGATGTTGCAAATTTACTTGAAGATTGTGCTAATTCAACAAATAGATATAGATGTTCCAATATTAGAGAATTTCTTACTAAAGCCTGTGAGCTAAAAGGTTTTGAAGTTTCTTATGTTGATTTTGTTGGTGATGGTGATGCAGAAAATCATTATTTTAAATATGTTATTAATAAAGAAAACAAAACTATTGAAATCAGTGAAACTTATAATAACGAAGGTGAATGTTCTGCTAATGTAACTTTTAAAAAACGATTTAAAAAGAAAACAGAAAGATATGTTGCTTTTTATGACCCGGTTACTGGGGAATCCAATACAGTTGTTACCACTATTCCAGTAAAAGGTAATAATTTTGATAAAAATAAACAAAGTAATTTAAATATAAATAAAGATATGGAAAAAATTAATATTGCAGATAAATTAAAATATTGCAAGAAAGGTACTAAACTTTATAGCCCTATTTTTGGTGAAGTCGAATTTGATAATATAGAAGATAACGCTATTTATGTAAACACCATTAATAATGATAATAAAATTGTTAGTATACCTTTTGAATCAAATGGACAATTTTATTCTTGTTATCCAAACGGAGAATGTCTTTTATTTCCTTCTAAAGATAATAGAAATTGGAATAATTTTCGAGTTCTTGAAGAAGGTCATAGAGTTATGTGTTCTGATAATGGAGAAAATTGGTCTTTAAGATTATATGTTGCTGATAATAAAGCTATTTGTTTTAATCCAGCTCATGATGCTGATGCAACGCATTGGCGATATATTGTTCCTGTAGAAGATTTTGATTTTACTGCTGAAGATATTACTATTAATAAAGAAAAATCTATTGTATAATTATGGATACTATTGTAAGCCTTTTAACTGATACTATGATTGATAAACTTATTGACAAATATGCTAAATTTCGTAAAGGTCAAAAAGTTTATTGTAAAACAAATCATAAAAATGCTATTGTAACTAATGTTTCTTATGATGTTAAAACAGATAATATTGGTTATGATATTCGATATAATGGACATGAATTTTATTCTGTCCCTGAACACATATTGACCGCATTTGGCTAAATTTGCGTTTCTTTTTCCGTATTTTGAACGTATATATCGAGGATGATTAATTATACCATTTTCGATATACGTTCAAAATACGTTTTCTAAATTGTTTAATTTCATATAATCTAATATAAAATGAAAGTTTTTGCTAATCGAATTATACACAATGGAAATAAACATTGTGTTCTTGTTGCTGCTAATTCTATAAAAGAAGCTATATTTACTCTTGATTTAGGAGTTATTTGTGGAACTGTCGAACATGATTATCCAAAAGATAATTGGACAGAAATCGAACGACTTGATTATAATACTGATACTAACACTATAATTGCTGAATATTAATATGGAAAATTTAAATAAAACTTTCGGAAATTTACCTAGCAATATATCTAATCCTTTTACTAAAAGTTCTATTCAATCTATTAGAATAAGTATGTATAAAGGATGTTTTGGTAATATTTATTTTGCTGGAGTGGTAGAATTTAAAAACAATAATACTAAAGGAGAATAAAATTTTGATGGTAAAGATTTAGCTGATGTTTTTATTCAAGTTAAAAATTTTTGTGAACAATTAGAAGATTAATGCTATGAAAAATATAGATTATAATAAACATATATGGGAAGGTTGGACTGTTCAAGATTTTATTGAAGCTCTCGAAGATGATATATCTGATATTATGGCTGATACATCTATTATTCCACCTTTTAAAAATAAGGATGAATTAAAGAAATATTGTATGGATAATCAACCTTATTATAAGAGATATATTTCCGAAGTTGTTGAACATTTTGCCAATAAATATAATATAAAATGAAAAGAAGAATATTAAATATATTAACTGCTGGAATAGCTACTGCCATGACTAATAGCAATCCTATATATGGTATACCTAATAATAATGATGTTGTTTTTGTTCCAAAAGATTATAAGCGTTATAAAAGAAATAAAGCTGAAAGTAAAAAATGTAAATCTTGTAAGAAATTTGGTACAAGTCAATGTTATGTTAGATATGTTAGTCCATTAACTGCTGCTTGTGAATATTATCAATCTAAAAGAAAGAAATAATTATGGGAATAACTTTAAGTAAAAATCATGGTCTTAATCCAAGTATGATTAAATGTTTTATTTGTGGTAAAGAACATAGTATTGCTTTGTTTGGTAGACTTAAAGGAGATGCTCAAGCACCTAGAGAAATAGTAGATGGTAGTATATGTCCTGATTGTCAAAAAATAATAGATGATGGTAATGTATTTATCATTGAAATTGAAAAACAAGAAGCGAATTCATATAGAACAGGAAGATTAGTTGCTATTAAAAAAGAAGCTATTAATATTCCTAATGTTGGTATTTTATTTTGTCCTAAAGAAGATTTTGAACAAATGTTTGGTGAACAATTTAAAGATAAATAAATATGGGATTTACTTTAACAGAAACAAATCATAATAATTTTGAACAACATTATAAAATTACTTGTGATAAAGGTACTACTATCAGAGATTTTATTAATGATATACCTAATCATATAATAGAAGATTATAATAAAGGCGGTAAACTTTATATAGATATTGTTCAATATTCTTTATCTGCTATAATTTATCCTGATGGAAAAGTTCAAAATGATTTTCCTAATTGGATTTATGATTTAAAAGTTGAATATGCTTCTGCTGTAGGAATAGATTATGCTGGTAAATTAAATTATTTAATACAAATATAATATGAAACTAATACATTTCTTTAGACTAATACAAATGTCTATATTTCAAAGGGCTGTTACTAATATGATGTATAACAGAGGTTATGATAATAAAATGACCTATGATAATACTTGGTTCTTTTGTCCTCGTGTTGTTTGTAATGATGGATTTAGTATAAGTTTGCAAATTCATAATGGTAATTATTGTTCTTCTGAAAATGGTTATAGAACTTTAGGTCATACTATAGAAACTGTTGAATTTGGTTATCCTAATCAAGATGAAGAACTTCTTAAAGAATATGCAGAATGTCCTGAATCATTAACGCAAACTGTTGGTCGATTACCTATTGATGTTGCTCAACAAATAATTGATAAACATGGTGGAATTAATTGGGATAAAACTGTTAGTGTTGAAGAATTTAATGATTTAGTTTATGGCAAAAAAGATAGAAAATGAAAAAGGCTTTCTTGTTATAGAAATGACTGTTGAAGAAGCTATTAATGATTGCATGTTTGGTTGTGCTGGAGAAATTATTTGTGATGGATGCAATAAATATACAAATAATCCAGAAGATATAATTTATTATATTGCTGTACTTAATATGGCTTTTTGTAAAGAATGTCTTGATGAGTTTCTTAATAGACAAGAACGTTATGAAGAAGATGAAGATTTTGAAAAAGAAAATTATAATCTTATTGCAAGAATGGTCGGTCTTGATATTGTTTGATTCCCTTACGGGGCGCAAAAATGTACTATTATGGATAATTTAATTTCGGCTATTATATCTGCTTTATTGATTGTCATAATACATCTTTTTGTCAATCATAAAAAAGAAAGACAAGTAAGAATTGCAATAGCCTTGGATGCTGCTGTTGTTATTGCTTATAATTTATATTTATTTGTTTAACTTAAAAACCTATGTAAAGATGGGAAAATTTGATGAAGTAGGTGCAGTTAAAGCACTTAAAGCAAAAAACATTTCTATTAATTTAGTTTCTAAAACTATTAAAATTCCTGCGTCTGCAAATGTTGGTAATGCTACAAACGCTAAAATTGATTTTCTTTGTAATTATTGCGGATATACTAAGGAATATACTAATGATGGAAAAGCTGTTAAAGTTGAAAAAGAAGCTGATGATTATAAAATCAAACATAAAGATATTAAAATAAATATGAATCTTAAAGTTAAATTATAATGCCAACTTTTAATTTTTCTTCTTTTAAACCAAAGAAGAAAATTCAGCAAACAACAATTGTTTTATATGATAATATTAAAGCTGTTGTTATTGTAGAAGAAAAAGTTCTAAAAGCTAAAGTTGGAAACAATAAATATTTATTTACTAATAAATCTTTATCTACTGATGGCTGTCGAGTAATTTATGCTAAAAGACTTGATAAATATGGTCATAGAATAAAAATAATTCGCGATATAAATAATAAAGAAGATATTGGTAGTAAATTTTATTGTCGTTTAGCTCCTGGTTTGACTGTAAAAGGAAAAGTTATAAGAAATGAAGTAAATCTTGAACTTTTTCAAGTTACTAAAGTTTTAAATGAAAATGATATTTTGTCTAATAGTATTGATGATAAAGAATGGGAAATAAATGAAATTTGAAATAACAAATAAAGAAAATAACTCTGTTATTCTAAATAAAGGACAACAGAGTGCTGTAGATAATCTTATTGATTTTATTGCCGCTCCTTTTAATAAATCAAATAATGTACAAGCTCTTTGTGGTGCAGGAGGTGTTGGAAAAACTTTTGTTACAAAATATGTAATTCAACATTGTAAATATTCCGATAGCGTTATTGCTTGTACAGCACCTACTCATAAAGCTTGTAGAGTATTATCAAATTCTACTAATCATAAAGTTCATACTATTCAAAAAATTTTTGGTTTTAGATTAGATGTGAATATAGAAGATTTTGACCCTAATAATCCAGCTTTTAAACCTATCGGTGAAGTTAAAATTAAAAAAGGATATACCAAAGTATTAATTGTTGATGAGGCTTCTATGTTAAATAAAAGTCTTGTCACATATATTAATAGATATTGTGCAAATAATGAAATAAAGATTATTTATATTGGTGATGATTCTCAGCTTTCTCCTGTAAATGAAACTGTGTCTTATGCTTTTAAAACTGCTGTTAAAATAAATCGTTTAACTAAAATTGTAAGACAAGAAGATGATAATCCTATTCGTATTCTTCTTGATATTTTAAGAAAAGATATTAAAAATAAAACATTTGATTTTCTTTCTTATATATATCAAAATAGAAAAAATGTAATTGATGGAAAAGGATTTATTGTCGTAAATAATGCTAATTTTAGGTCTTTGTTAGAACGTGCTTTTACAGATAAAGAATTTGAAAACAATGTAGATTTATATCGTATTGTTGCTTATACTAATAATACTGTTACTTCATGGAATAAATTTATTCGTAACATGAGTATAGTAAATTCTGAAAAAGCTATTCTTACTAAAAATGATTTATTAATGTCTTATACGACTATTGTTGATGAGTTTAATGATATAATTATAAATAATAGCGAAGATTATATTATTAAAGATATTGTTGAATTTGTTGATACAACTTATCAATTTAAAGGTTTTATGATTAAGTTTCAAGCTATTCATGGTGGAGAAATTACAAAACCATTATTTGTTATAAATCATAATGATGCTTATACTTTTAAAACTTATTGTGATGAGTTAATGCATTTGATGAATGATGCTAAAGAAGCAAATGCTAATCTTCGTGCTAGTAAATGGAAAAAATATTTTGAATTTAAACGAAAATACTTATTGCTTTGCAATGTAATTGATGCAAAAGGTAATCTTATCTTTGGACGAGATGTAGATTATGGATTTGCCATTACTGCTCATAAAAGTCAAGGTTCTACTTATAAAAATGTTTTTGTTGATGTTAATGATATTGTTTATGATAAAAATGGGCATCCATATACTAACGCTGATGATATGTTAAGAAGATTATATGTTGCTTGTAGTCGTGCTTCTGATTTTCTTGTATTAAACTATGGTGTATAAAATTAAATATAAATGATATTTTATATGACTGTTGATACTTGTATTGATTGTCAAACTTGTATAAATAGAATGTTTAATTCAGGAAATAAAATAGAAATAGGTATTGGTAATATTACTTCTGATACTGTAATTATTTTTCCTATGTTATCTTCAAAAAAGAATAGAAATAAAATTCTTGATGATGTTAAAGCTATGTGGGAAGATATTACTGGCAAAAATATATTAGAAGAATGTTATATTACTTATCATATTAAATGTCCTAAGCATACATCTTATGATACAAGTAATGCTGCTGTTTCATGTTGTAATAAAATTTTAAATAAAGAATTGCTTCGAGTTCCTTATAAATATATGATTATGTTTAATACAGCATCTATTGTTTTACAAAATGTCCAATTTAATAATGATATTTTTGTTTATAATAATAGAAGTTTTTTTAGACTTAATTTTTCTTATAAAACTTATGATGAAGCCTCAACAAAACAAGATATTAAAATAAAACTTTGTAACATTATAAAACAAATAAACCATGATAAATTATATAAGATATGATTAATTGTCAATCTGCCGATGTTGAAGTTCTTCCTAATTTTTTTAGTATAACTTTTATAGATTTGTCAGATTATCTTAAAACTTTCGCTGATTGTAAAATCAATGATAAAGTTGTTCCTTTAGTTCAAAAACTTACTGTAAAAGAAATAAAAGAACGTCTTGATAAAGTAAAATGTAAACAATTTTATATTACTGATACTGATGATTCTCAATTATTTCCTATGATAGAATATATTAATGGAATGAGAATTGTTGATGAAAAATTTACTCGAACAGATGTTTTTACTTATAACGGTAAAAATTATGATAATTTGATGATTGCTGCTTTATTGATGAATTTTAATCAATGCGATAATACTAAAGAGCTTATAACTAGACTTTATAATATTTCTAAAAAGATTATTGAACTTCAAGATAATAAAGAAATTGGTAAAAATGATTTTGTTATTAGAACATTAAAAAGTTGTTTATTACCTTTTATTGGTATTGATGTTATGCGCATATTTGCTTTAAATAAAGCTGGAACTATTGTTGATTCTAAAACAGGAGAAAAGAAATATGTTCCTAAAGGTTTAAAGCAAACTTCTATTAATCTTCAATGGTATGAATTACTAGAGTATGAATTACCTGATATTTGTGAGAAAGATATACATTTTTATAAAAAGATTGATAAATATAAAAATTATGACATAGATACATTAAATAAAACTGTTGAAAAATGGGATAGATATATTCTTGATGAATATATTCCTTCTATGATGTATTATAATAAAAATGATGTATTTATTGTATGCGAAATAGTTCGTCTTAATCCTGATGAAATTAAATCTCGATATGCTGTTTCTAAAAGTTATGCTGTAAACGTTCTTAATTCTAGTCGTAGTAATATGGCTGATATATTGTTTCAAAAGTTTTATACTAAATTTAGTGGTATTCCTTATGAACAATGGAAAAATGGTAGAACTGAAAGAACAGCTATGAATCTTGGTAAAATTATTTTTGATTGTGTTGAATTTAAAACAAAACAATTAAAAGATTTATTATCAGAGATTAAAAAGACTACTTTATATCGAGTAAGTAAAGATGCTTTTGAAAAAGAAGTAACTATTGGCGATACTGTTTATACTTTAGCTACAGGTGGACTTCATAGTAAAGATAGACCTATGGAAATATGGTCTACTACTTCATGGAGTGTCGATGGTTCTTCCTCTACGGGGAATAATAACGATATAATTAATGAATCAGATAAATTTACTATTTATCATTTCGATATAGCTAGTTATTATCCTAGTATTATGGCTTATTATGGTGTTGCTCCTAAACATATGGTTCGTTCTGCATTTCGTAATCTAATACAATGGATGAAAGATACTCGTGTTAAAACGAAACATAGTGAAGAAGATATTATTGATGGTATCCCTAAAGATGTACTTGCACTTGTTCTTAAAATTGTCATTAATTCTATTTATGGTAAATTTGGTTTTGCTGAATCTCCTTTATATGATAGATTAGCTACTCTTCAAGTTACTATTAATGGACAATTAATGATGCTAATGCTTTGTGAAGAACTTGAACTTAATAATATTCATATTGTATCTGCTAATACAGATGGTATTATGGTTAAAGTTTATAATAGAGATAAAGCACTTTATGATGAAATTACTAAAAAATGGCAAAAAAAGACAGGTATGGAAGCTGATAGTGATATTCTTCATTGTCTTATAGCCAGAGACGTAAATAATTATATCGCTTTATTTAGAACTGAAAGAAATGGTATTCGTAAACTTAAAACTGAATTTAAAGGTGCAATGAATCCTGATATGTATCGTGTTGATTTGCAAAAAGGATATGATAAACCTATTGTTGCAAAAGCTGTTTATGAATACTTTATAAATAAAGTTCCTATTATGGAAACTTTACAAAGTGCTAATAATATTCTTGATTTTTGTTCTACACAAAATGTTGGTAAACAATTTCATGTTGAAGAATCCAAAGTTGTTAATGGAAAATTTGAAAGAATTGTTTGTCAAAGATATGTAAGATATTATGTTACTAATAATGGTTATACTGTTGAAAAAGTACATAATGTTACAGGAGAAAGATTAAGAATGGCTGCTGGTGTTCAAGTTCAAGTTCTAAATACTCTTGATGATTTACCTATTGAAGAACGTAATATAAATTATCGTTATTATTATGAAGAAGTAATGAAAATTATTAATCCTATAAAATTAGGAATATCTTCTAAAGGTAAAGGAAAATCTCAAATTAAAAAATATTCAGGTATGTTTAATCCTTTATTTGACGATGACGATTATGAATAATATTGCGGATTTATGGGTAAAAAAATTTGAAGCTAATGGTTCATGTATATTAGATGAGATTAATGCGTTTAATGTTTCTGCTAATGTTATAAAACGTAGTATTAATAAAAATAGTAATGTTAAAATCATAATTATAGTTGATAAATATGAAACTCGTAGTAAACTTATTAATGTTTTAAGTAATAATCAAATATCTAGTCAAAATTATACTTGTATAAGTGAGCAATTTATTAATGAAAATATAAATTATAGTTATAATATTGCTATTTATATAGGTTTGCTTAGTATGGATAAAGCCATACATGTTATTAATAAAACTAGATTTAATCTTTTTATAATTACTAATAATAAATTAAATGCTCAAAATAGATTTGATTTATATAATAGATTGCCAATAATGAATAGTGCTAATAATAATGTAGCTAATTGTTGCCTCCCCGTAGAGGAACATCGAATAGCTGTTAAATTTAATGATGATAAAATTAAAGATAAATATAATGATTATTCTGATTTTATTAATAGTTGTATAACTATTTTTGGAAGTTTTGAAGATATTGAAAGAGCAAGAATTGGTGATAAAAAGACAGGTCAATCTGCTGAAAGTGTAAGGCAAACTATTGCTGCTTATAATGGTTGGAGAACTGACCTTGATACTAGTATTCCTTTTAATGCCGAAATTGATAAACATTTTAATCCTATTGTTCTAGAAGAAAAAGCTAATACTGCTTATAATATAATGAGAGAAAGAAGAAATATTGTTACTGATAATAATGCTAAGTTACCAATAATTTTGGATTTGGTTAATAATCAGCTTAAAAATAAAAAAGTTATTATTGTTAGTAAACGAGGAGAATTTGCTTCTGTTATTACTGAATATTTATTAGAAAATAATATACCATGTGGTGATTTTCATGATAAAGCAGAGCCGCGTGCTATAATTGATGAAAATACTGGAGATTATATTCGTTATAAAACTGGTAATCGAAAAGGAGAAATTAAACTTTTTTGTACACAAGCTATTTCTACTATTAATCTGCAACGCTTTAATGAATATGACGCAAAATCAGGCGATTATAGCGATGAAAATCCTAACGGCTTATTAAGAGTATTATCCATAAAAAATCGTTCGTCTGATAGCCTGGAAACAAGCGTAGACGCCATAATATTTACTTCACCGTTTAATGATAGTATAGATGAATTTAGATATAGATTTAATGCTATTAAATATAATGATAATAAATATGAAGTTTATAAATTATATATGGATGAAACGATAGAAGAAAAAGAACTTTCAAAAGAAAAAGAATCAGAAACCCATAAAATAATTAATGATAAAGATAAATGTGATTTTTATGTCAATTAATTTTGGCATGTAAAATATAATACATATCTTTGTCATGTAATCAAAAACAACGCTCATTGACATAATGGAAATTAAAGATGAAAAGAAAGAAATTGCTGTAGATAATATTCCCGCTACAGTTAAAGGAAAAACTGAAATTCAACATTCTTTTAATGCTATTAATTTCTTTGATGAAAAACAACTTGCTGCTGCTGAAAATTTTCTTACAAAGATAATGCGTAGTGAGAAAGGTGGTATTAAAAGTATTAATGATGGTCTTGCTGTTCTTATGAGAGCACAAGATTTGAATTTACCTTTTAGTACGTGTCTTGAACATATTCATGTTATTAATGGTAAAACTGGTGTTGATATTCATGTTATTAAAGCATTATTGTCAAAGGCAGGTATAACTTGGGAATTGATAAAAGATTATGTACCTCAGTATGAATATACTGATGGCTTTAATGTTTATGCTGAAAATCTTCTTCCTGAATTTTGTATTAAAGTTAGTTCAGAAAGTATAGCGGCTGAAAAAGCTAAAACAGATAAAGAAAATGTTTATGTTTATCCAGTTAAATGGTATCAAGATTATAATAATAATATTTATCGAGAATATCAATTAACTGCTTATCATGAAGTCGCTGTAAATAAAAAACATGCTGATAATATAATTCAGAATAAGAAGATTCCTATTTTCCGTATTCCAGCAAAGCCTATTGATTTTGTTACAGAATACAAGTTAACTCGTGTAGTTAATGGAAAAGAAGTTGTTTCTGTTGGACATTTTAGTTATAATGAAGCTCAAGCAGCAGATATGTTTACTAAAGATACTTATAAAAAATATGCACGTATTTTAATAGGTCATAGAGCTTTTACTTATGCTGCTAGAGATATTGCTTCAGATATTTTATTTGGAGTGATGGAAACTTCAGAAATTAAAATAGTTAGCGGTAAAGAACTTAATGATGCTGATGTTATAGATATAACTGATGCCAATGTTGTTGAATAAACAAAAACTTTTTATAAAACTTAATTTATTAACTTTTAAAATTTTACGATTATGATTACTAATTCAAATGTTTCAAAGAAATTGTCTTTTGGTCTTAGTGCTGTTAATATGTCTAAAAGAGGTAATGTTGCAGAACCTGAATTGATTATTAATCCTACTGTTGGTGCTTTCCGTTTGACCGCTCCTGTAAGTAAAGCTCTTGCTTTGAAATCTGGTGATAATGTAATGTTTGTATCTAACGTTACCGCTATTGATACTGCTATTGCTGAAAAAGAAGAATCACTTGTTGCTTTCTGTGAAGAAAAAGGATTAGATATTACTACTCCGGAAGCTGCTAAAGCAATTCATGCTGAATTTGATATTTGGGGTATTGCTAAAGGTATTCCTTTGTTTGATAGTAAGGGTAACAAACAAGTTGCTACTGAACGTATGACTAAGGATGATAAAAGAGCTTGGGCTGAATCTCATTTTGATGAACTTATGGGTGCTGCTAAAGAATCAGGTAATGCTGAATTGAAAGCATCTTTGGAAGTAGAAGGAATTACTAAAGACCAGCAGATTGAAATTCTTGCTACTATTGTAACTCCTGATGAAATTCATAAGCATAGTGGTGCTAAGACTGCAAATCCGTCTAACTTTACAGGTATTGGTGTTACTTTGAATTTCTCTGATGCTGCTGCTTGGGCTGCATTGAAAGAAAATTTGGGTGATGCTGCTAAGACTACTAACCGTATTTATTCTGTTGATATTTCTAATTTGCAGGAAGTATCTTATAATAATGGTTATGAAGATAAACTTATTAAAGTTGCTTTGTTGACTGAATATCGTGATGAAGTTCCGACAAGAGGTCGTGATGCTAAAAAAGCTGAAGATGCTGAATAAGATTTAATTTCCATTGTAAGTTTTAAAACCGTGCATGATACATAAGTTGATTGTACGGTTTTTTTTATATTTAATTTTTAACCTTTTAAACATTTTAAAATTATGCCAACTGTAAATGAAACTAAAAAAACTGTAGAAGAAACAAAAGTTAATAATGCTGAAAATGCCGAAGCTGCTCCAAAGAAACGTAGAGGACGTGGTTTAGGTACTGTTAGAGGTGCAAGTAGATTGAAATTTGATGAACGTGATATTGACCGTTCTACTTATTTATTTAAAGGTCATCTTGATTCTATTGAAATTTCTTATTCTACAGAAAAAGAAGATTCTGCAAATACAAGTTTTGCTGGCTTAGCTGTTCCTCGTTTGGTTATTACTTTTGCTTCTAATACTAAAGATGTTCAGAATCGTAAATATACAACTCTTCGTATTTCTCCTGCTGAAAGTAATGCTCTTACTATTCCTGGTGCAAAAGAAGCATGGAAAGTTGAACAGCCTTTAAATTGGTTGAAACATATTCTTAATGTTTTTGTTCTGAAAGGAAATGAAATGACAGAAGAAATGGAAGATATGCTTACTCTTCCGTTTGAAGATTTTGTTGATACTCCAGAAGGTGGATTCGAATATCAACCTGTTGAAGCTGAAGATGTTCTTAATGGCTGGAAAGTTTTATTTGAAAACTTTATTGCTATTATGAATAATGATGGTAAGCCTTATTATAAATCTCAGACAGGAGATATTCTTCCTATTTGGATGAAACTTATTCGTTATCAGAAAGTTCCTAATAAGAATAAGAAAATGGTTTGGAAATCTATTGGTAATGGAGGACAAACTGGAGATTTCTTATTTACTCCTTTTGTAGGAGAAGGTGCTATTGAACTTTATAATCAGAGTAAAACTCCAACTTTGCGTGTTGATTTTCAGAAAGAAAGTATTGTTGCACAAAAAGTAGAAGAAGAAGCTCCTAAAGCTCCGAATATGCCTAATATTCCTGGTATTCCTTCAGGTGCTGCTGTAATGAATCCTGGAGTTCCTGCTCCATCTGTGCCTGGTTATGATGCTAACGTTAATGCTCCGACACAAGCTGGCTCTGATGATTTGCCGTTTTAAATAGATAAAAATAAATCTATTTAATTTTATAAACCTTTGGAAATTTGCTATATTAGCGGTTTTCAAAGGTTTATTTTTTTATTTTGTTTTTATATGAAAAGGAATATTAATAACGCAGGAGTTGATAAAAAACTTATTCTTTCTAAAATTAGTCAAGTTAGTATTTTTTCTGTTTATACTGGTTTAGATGCAAATATTATACAAAAATGTATTGATGATGGAAGTTTAATTTCTAGTCCTTTTCGTATTGACAATCATCCTAGTTTTGGTTTTAGATATGCTCCTGGAGGTAAATTAAAAGCTAAAGATTTTGCTGGTTATTTTTGGGGAGATTGTTTTGACGTTGTTGCTTATGTTCTTTCTAATATTAAAAATAGAGAATTTAAAGTAAATAATAAAGCAGATTTTAGATATATTTTAAATCATATTGCTTATGTATTTAGTGATATTATTTATGATAAAGAAAAAGATAATAATATAATAATAGATATAAATAATGGTTTGAATAATATTCGTAATAAGAAAAATGTTATTGAATTTGTTACTCGTCCTTGGAATAATTTAGATAAAAAATATTGGAATCAATTTGGTATAAATCTTAATTATCTTAATACTCATTTCGTATATGCTATTGACCAATATTATATAAATCGTAATATAAATCCTATGCCAAAATATTATTATGATGAAAAAGATTTATGTTATGGTTATATTTTAGGTCAGGATAAAAATGGTATTTATAATGTAAAATTATATTTTCCAAATAGAAAAAAAGGAGATGTAAGATTTATTACTAATAGTAATCATATTGAAGGAATACTTAATTTTCAAAGAAATGATTATGATTATATTGTTATTACTAAATCTACAAAAGATAGAATGGCTTTAGAATGTTATATAAATCAATCCATTCCCTTACGGGGAGTCAATATTGGTGTTATTAATATTCCGCATGAAACATATAATCTTAAACAAAAAGAATATGATTATATTAAAGAACGATTAGCAAATAATGGTATAATAATAAGTTTAATGGATAATGATAGAACTGGATATAAAGAAGCTGTATGGTTAAAAAATAATTATAATATACCTCCCATTATTATTTCTAAAGATTTAGATTGTAAAGATTTTGCTGAACTTGTAAATAAATATTCTATAGATACGATAAATGATTTTGTTAATCAAACAATTAATTATATAAAGACAAATTATACAGATGAAGAAATTGAATATATTTGGAATACGAAAGAAAGTAATATTATCCCATTTTAGAGGAATAAAAGAAGAAGTTTCTGTAATGATGCCTATTACAGAAGAACAAGAAAAAGAAATTATTTCTTCTAATAAGTTTGTTAATGATGATTATGAAATAAATATGGATAATATTTATGCTTATGGAGAAATTAATTTAAATACTCAAGAAGATATTAATGCCATTAAAAGTTTTAATTTAATAGATGATGGTGATACTGCAAATATTGTTTATTCTAATACTAATTATGAAACTGGAGAAGTTGAATATGATAAAGTTCCTAAATATTATAGTGAATGGGATATACTTAAATGGTTTAAATATAATCTTTGTCTTATTGGAAATCCAAAACGAATTATTATTTTTAAAATAAGAAGAAATGAACTTTAAACCTGATAAAATAGATATTAATTATATTAATTCTGAAATTAATAATAAAGGTCATGAAGTTGTTTTAAATGAATTGTTGCATTGGCTTGATTGTACTAGAGTTTATAAAGATGGTACTCGTCCTATTTTTACTACTCATTATTCTTATTTTGCTAATTCTTGGCGTTTTAATTATACTATAGAAGATGGAATTAATAAAGGAATTTTATGTGATAAACAATGTGATTATTACAGAAACAAATTTGAAGAACTTGAAAGAAAAAACATCGAGTTTGAAAAAGAAAATGGGATACCTGAATATAAAAAAGGTAACAATAAGACTAAATTACTTAAATCTACTACTAAAACAACTAGAAAAATTAGAACAAAGGACGTTTTTGATGGAGCAACAACTCAAGAAACATTATCCTCTAAAGGTCTGACTAAAACTAAAGCAGATAAACGTTTTGATAAAATTAGTCGTATGGCTGTTAAATTCAAATTTGATTAATTATGACTTACGGATTTTTATATAGAAAAAATAATAATGAACAGCCTTGTTGTTGGAAAGCAGAATTAATTGCAGATAAAATTGTAGTTTCTTATGGGATTATTAATAAAACTTTTAGAACTGAAAGTTATAAAGTTACAATGAAATCCCCCGTAAAGGAATTAGAATCTCGTTATGCTGAAAAACGTAAACAAGGTTATCTTTCTATTGAAGATATTAAAGATGATAAATATAGTATGACTGATATTGATAATAATCTTTATAATTATTTGTCTACTTATTTACCATCTTATAGAAACAATACAAATAATGGAAATATTCTTCCTATGTTGGCTAAAAGTTATGGAGCTAAAATTTGGAATAAATTTTCATGTTTGTACGGACAATGGAAAATAAATGGATTAAGATGTTTAATTACGGCTTATCGTTCTAATGATATTTTTAATTCTGTTAGACTTAAATTTCAATCTCGTGAAGGAATAGTTTGGAATAGTTTACAAACTCTTGAAGATTATTTATTAAATACTTTAGATAGTAATTTTATTCAAGCTATGATAGATGAATCATGGTGTCTTGATGGAGAAGTTTATTTACCTGGATGTACTGTCAATGAAATAAATCATATTGTTAAAGACCCTAATGATGCTAGAAACAAACTTGTTCAATTTTGGTGTTATGATTTAGCTATTATGGATATGCTTCAAGAAGATAGATTTTTAATTCTATATAATCAACTTGATAAATTCAGAGTTAGTTTTAATAATAAAAATGAACATCTTAATAATACAAATAGACTAATTTTACTCCCCGTAGAGGAAATAACGAATGATGCGCAAGCTACAAGTCATAGAAATAAATACATTGAATTAGGTTTTGAAGGACTTATATTACGTAATCCTAAAGCTGAATATAGTTATGGACAAAGAAAAACTAATGTAATGCAAAAATATAAAGATAGAACTGATGGTAAATTTGTGATTATTGATATTTATAAAGAAAATAAACGAGATTTGCCTATCATTCTTTGTCGTAACGATATAAATGATGCTACTTTTGAAACTAGAATAACTGATACTTTTGAAAATCAAAAATATGTTCTTGATAATAAAGAAAAATTTATTGGTAAAAAAGTATTTGTTGTCTTTGGAGAACGAAGTGGAGTTGAACAACTTCCATTTCATATTACACAAGTATATGTTTTAAACGATTAAAATTATGCCAAAAATTAGTTTTAACAAAACAGAAATAATTAATAATAAAAAAGAAATAAAAATAGATAATAATCCTACAGAAAATAAAATTATTGATAATAAAGAAGAACTTAATGATAAATATAATCCTTTTCTTTGCAATTATGATATTTTTAAAGTAAATAAAAAAGTTGATAAAACTAAATCTTATTATAGTGCATTTTTTAAAAGTATTATAATAATGACTGATTTTAAAGCTGTTTGTTATAATATTGCAAGAAAATATTTTCCTGAAACAGATAGTTATCAATATTTTATTATTCTTTATGCTGAAAAAATTGAAAATGCTATTGATACAAGATTAGATTATACAGGTGGATATAAAATTTATGTTCATCATCTTTTGCCGAATATAAATAAAGATATGAATGTAGATTTAAAACTTGTTGATGAAAGCGATAATCCTAAAGCTGTTGTGTATAGATTTTATTAATGTTTAAAGTAAAGCCAGTAATGACGATTATGTTGTTGCTGGCTATTTTTATGTCTATTAATTTGTTTGATTTATGTGGAGGAAAAATATTGCAAACATGGCTAAATTTAGCATTTATATTGCGTATAATCAACGAAATGGGTATCTGATGAACAATCTATCGAGAATCGATAAAAGTCGCTTAAATCCAATAAAATGAAAGTGTTAAAATGAATAATATTATATGATATAACTTTGTCAGTTTTATTATTAATATTATATTTGTTCAAACTAAAACTTTATTAATATGAAAATAACAAAAGAAACTAAATTAATTGGTATTGCTGGTGTTGCCCATAGTGGTAAAAATGAAGTTGCTAAAATGATTGATTATATTCAAATATCTAATAATCCTAAATTTGAATTATATCAAGAAGCAACTAAATATACTTATTTTCCTATAATTTATGAATTTGAAAGTTTTGCTAATAAATTAAAAAGTATTCTTTGTAATTTTTATAATATTCCTAGAAATTATTTAGAAGTGACTGAATATAAGGAAAATTATTATTATGTTTTTGATAAAAATATTGTTATTTCTAAAGATGAATTATCTAAAGAATATTTTATTTATGATGTTCCTTGTCCTCTTAATGTTTCTTTATCAAAATATCTTAATATTCAAAATAAAAAAGTTGCTATTAAATTAAGAAATTTAATGCAATATTTTGGCACAGATATTATTAGAAATAATTTAGGTGAAGATGTTTGGGTTAATGCTTGTATTAATTATGTAAATGTTAATAAGAGACATGGCATACCAACTATTATTACAGATGTGAGATTTCCAAATGAGGCTAAAGCTATTAAAGATAATAATGGAATATTAATTAAAGTAGTTAGAAATAATGAAATAGATAATAATCATGAAAGTGAAAAAATAAATTTTGATACTGATATTACTATTATGAATAATGGAAGTCTTGAAAATTTATTTAATAATGTAAAAGAAATAATTGATAAAGAATAAGTTATTCCTCTACGGGGAATCAAAATAAAAATATTGTTTAATTTAAAATTGTTTTTTATATGAAAATTATTGAACCTTCAGTTGAACTTTGGTTACAAGAAGATGTTACAGCTCATATTGCAAGATGTGCAAGAATTTGTTATGGTAGAGATTCAGGTAATGATTTTGTTTTATGTAATAATCTTCTTCATAATAAACATTGGAGTATGTTTCGTCATGAAAGTGTTTATGCTATTATTCCTGAAAAAGATGTTAAACATTTATGGTATGATGTTATGGATATATACATGAATTGTCCTTATATTGATTGGATATGTTTTGAAAATAAATATTATGTTTCTACAAATGGTAATTTCTTATTAGATGTAAAAGAAAAAAATCCTATACTTTATAAATGGCTTACACAATATAGAATTGATACTCTTATATTTAATAATATTCATCCTTTAGTTTCTAATTTAATGAGATATACATTTAAAATTACTACTCAAATTAGTACAAGTAGAGAACTTAATCGTGTTTCTCCTAATAATATTTCTGAAAGAAGCACTAGATATGTATATGAAGATGGGACTATTTGTAGGCCGCATTGGTTAAATGGATGGAATATTAGTGAAACTCTTAATGGCAAATATGTAATATATAAAAATGAAAAAGAAGATGAAGATGTTAATCATAAAATTTTAACTTACGTGAGTAGTTGTCGTAGTAGTTTTGGTAATTATGAATATTTAATAAAAGCTGGTTTAAATCGTCAAGATGCTCGTGGTGTGCTTCCTCTTGATACTGCTACTGTTTGTGTATATACTTATTCTATTAAAGAATGGCGTGCTATAATTGATTTGAGATATTATGGGACTACAGGCAAACCTCATCCAAACGCCAAACTTATTGCTGGTATGATTAGAAATAAATTAATAGATTTAGGTTATGATTTCAGAGAAGGATAAAAAAGATATTATGGTTGATTATATAATTAATCAACCATATCCTTTATCTATTAATAAATCGAGGAATTATGATAAAACTAAAGATAGTGATTATCGTAATCCTATTTATTATCCTAAAAGAAAGAAATATGGAAAAAAATAATATGGATATTTTTAAAACTAAAGCTAAAATAGTTTCAGTTAAAAGAATTAAATATCTTGATTGGCGTTATCTTACTAATAATATTACTCTCGTTATGAGATTAGTAGATAATGCTAAAGCAAGAGATATTGCTGCTGAACAAGAAGAAAGAAAAAATAGAACTCATTCTTCTGGTTTGTTTAGTAGTATTTTTAATGGTATTGAATTACTTGGAAAGAAACCTAAAAGTGAAGAATATTATGATGGTTATAAAGCTGGAGCTTCTGATGCTATTGATTTATGCAAACATTATTTTATTAGCACAGCTGTTGATAAAGAGAAAGAAGAAAAACTTATTAAATTTCTTCATGATGAAGGTATAACTATTTGTACTAATCCTAATACTGGTAATATAATGATTTGTGATATGTATAAAGCTGGAGAATTTATTGAAAAACAAATTGTATATGAATGATAAATATTATGCTATTTGTGAATTAGATAAAGATTGTAATATTAATCATGTTTTTGTTGATACTATAAGTTCTAATTATGAAGATGTTAGATATACTTATTATAATGTTAAGTTTAATTGTATTCCAAATAATTTTATAACTTTATATCAAGCTAGTAATCGTCATAAAAGAAAATATGGTTATTATAAATATGGTATTACAGAAATAGATATGAATAAAATTAATCTTAATAAATATCCAAATTATCAATAAGAAATAATATGAATATATTTAAAAGAATTATTGATTTTATATTAAATCGAAAAATAAGTATTTGTAATCATTGTTATAATGAAACTAATATAGCTTATAAACGTGAAGTTAAATGTAGAAATAATAAAACTAAAATAGTTTATGATGTTTATGCAATTATTTATTGTGAAAAATGTAATAATGTATATTGGAAAAGAAAAATTGCTAGTGGTATAAATAAATATGATTTATATAAATTTTATGGTATAGATGAAACTGAATGTTTAACTAAAAATTATTATAAAAAATGGAAGCAATGAATGAATCTCTTTATAGTATTGATTATAAATTATCTAATATTATTAATGAAATAATTGAAAATGGTGGAGAAATTACTGATGAATTAGCTGAACAACTTGAAATTACTCAAGAAAATCTTAAATTAAAACTTGGTGATTATCGTCGTGCTATTGCTGAATTATCTGCTCGTATTGATTATTGTAAAAATGAAAAAACTCGTATTGATGTTTTAACTAAATCTAGACAAAGAGTTGTTGATAGATTAAAAGCTGCAATGTTAGATGCAGTTATTAAATATGGAGATGAAAATAAATCAGGAAATAAAGTTATTGATTTAGTTGATTCTAAATTAATGAGTCGTGCTAGTACAGTTTGTGAAGTTGATACTAATCTTGTTTTAGAATTAAAAGATGCTGTTTTTGATAGATTAAGAGAATTATGGAATAATGATATGCTGTTAGATTCTAATGAATTACAAAGTATTGATGTTAATGATTTTCTTAATACTTTAAATGCTAATTTTAATACTGAATGTTCTGAAGAAAATAAAATTAATTTTACTAATGATGATTTAGAATCTACTACTATTGAAGTTAAATTTAATATACCTTTGATTAAACTTCTTGATAAATTAAATTATGATATTGTTAATACTTATTTTAATCATGAAGATACTGATGGAAGTTTATCTGTTGATATAGATAAAACAAAATATAAAAATTATATTCTTAATCGAGAAGCTAAATTAAATGTTGCCCGACTTTGTAAAAATCAAACATTAACTATTAAATAATTATGAAAAAGAATACTCTTGCTTTAAATATTGGAGAAGAAGCTTTAATTGAAGGATTTGGTGTTGTTAGATGTATTAAAATTAATATAAAATATGATACTTCTCCTTGTTTACAATGTTGTATGTATGGAAAACATGGAGGATGTATGTCTGGAGAATTAGTAAATATTGATAGTCTTGGATATTGTCTTGGCGAATATAGAAATAAAAAAGGACTTGATAATTGTGAAGAAGGAGTTATTTTTACTAGAATTACTGCTATTGTTAAACTTAAAAATATAAAATTATGAGTAGATATAGTTCAAAAGGTTTACCGTTTGTTTTTTCTGGAGTTGTAAATGTAAGTTCATGTAAAACTTCTGCCGAAGTTATGCAAGCTGCTAGACTTGATTGGAAAGTTAAAAAGACAGAGATAATGGCTAAAATGCCATTATCTTTAGATATAGATAAGTCATTAGATGATTTATTAAAAATGAAAGAAAGAGATTCTGATGCTCATATTCATGGTAAAAATATATATTCTCTTGTTCCTAATGCTTATACTACTTATAGAGATGATAATAAAATTCCTTTAGGAATTGTAAAACAAAAATATACTATTGTTCAAAATGTTTCAGCATTTGAATTTTTTGATACTGTTGTTGGTGAAAATAAAGCTATTTGGCAAACAGCTGGATATTTTGGAAATGGAGAAAAAGTATTTGTTTCTGCAAAACTTCCTGATAATATTTTAGTAAAAGGAGATAAAGTAGATAATTATTTAGTTTTTGTTAATAGTCATGATGGTAGTAGCGGAGTTAAAATTTTATTTACTCCTATTCGTGTTATTTGTCAAAATACTTTAACTGCTGCTATTAGAACTTCTACAAATTATATTAGTATTAGACATACTGAATCGGCTCATGCAAATATTAAACAAGCTCATGAAGTTCTTGGAATTACTAAAAAGAAAATAGAATATGTTAATGAAGTATATAATATGCTTGCAAATATTAAAGTTACTGATGAAATAGTAATGGAATATATTTGTAAACATAATTTATCTGAAGCTGAAATTGAAAAACTTCTTGGAACTAATCATACTTTTAAACAAGTTATTTATAGAAATGGTTCTGCTGTTGAAGATGCCGAAATTAGTACTCGTAAATTAAATATTATTACTGATACTTGGGAATATTATAATGATGGAATTGGACAAAAAGAAATTGCTGGAACTGCATGGGGAGCATTTAATGCTATATCAGGATATTATTCAAATATAGATAATTCTGAAGGTAGTAAACGTATGGATAGTCTTTTATTTAATGATAAGGCTAAGAAATTAGAAAAAGCTATTAATTATGAATTTGTATAAATTAAATAATTATGAAAATACCTTGTATTATATGTACTATTGAATTATGGAAACGTATATCTTCATATCTTAAACAATGGGGATATAAAATTGAAACTATTAGTGATTTTAATACATGTCCTTTATTAGTTATTAATAGATATGGAACTTTTGGAATTTGTACTAATCTTGTTATGTCAGATATATCATATCATGACAGAGAATTAATAAAAGATACAGAAGAATTTTTACAAAAAGCTGCTATTTTAAAAGGTTTTATTTATAAAAATAATATGGAAAAAACAAATAAAGAAATTAAAATTGATGTTCCTGAAGGAACAGAAGCGTATTTAGAAAATAATATTATTAAATTTAGACCTATTGAAAAGAAACTTACTTATGACGATATAGCTAAAGAATTATTTAAAGATAAAAAAACTTATTATACTGATGCTTTTTGTAATATAAAATCTATTGATGCGGCAGAGGTTAATTGTTGTGATGCTAATAATTGTACTTCTGAAAAACAACTGAAAAAACTTCTTGCTATAAATAAATTAATGAATGTTGCTAAATATCTTAATAAAGATTGGCAACTTAATTGGAATAATTATGAAGAAAGTAAATATTATTTTAGATGGAATCCTGCTAGTAATAAGTTACAAGTAGGTGAGGCAGCAGCTGTATATTCTGATATTGTTTACTTTAAATCAGAAAAACTTGCTAAACAAGCTATTAATATTTTAGGAGAAGAAACTATTAAACTTGCTTTATGTACTGATTGGTGATGGAAGAAGAATTTGTTCATGTTAAAGTAAAAGATGCTTTAAACAATAGTATAATAGAAAGTTATGATTATATAGTTTGTCCTAAATGTAATAATAAAAAATATTATTCGTATAATACTAATTTTTATAATGATGATTATACTTGTGAACAATGTGGCTATAAAAATAAAGTTGGAAAAATAAAAACAAATGATTATGAAAAGAAATGAAAATTATTTAGAAGCTGCTTTTAAAATGTTTCTTGCTGGAACTAGTAAAGAAAATATATTAACTTATTTGGAAGAACAAGATGAACTTAATAAAACCATATCTGTTAAATGTTGGAGAGAAAATAAAAATATCCCTCTTCCAACTTATGCTCATGATGGTGATGCTTGTTGTGATTTATATGCTCAAGCAATTGAATATGATGATTCTAAAGATAGATATATTGTTCATACAGGATTGCATATAGCTTTAGATGAAGATTATGAATGTGAATTAAGACCTAGAAGTTCTCTTGCTAAAACTGAATATTATATTGTTAATAGTCCTGGGACTATTGATGAACCCTATAGAGGAGAAATAATGGTAGTGTTTAAATGTAGAGATAATATTAAATTTATTGATGCTATTGATTCTATTGGTTCTGTTGTTGGAAAATTAGTAAAAGAAGAAACTGAAGAATATCATGATATGGTTGATTGCGGTATGTATTTTAGAGATGCTAAAGAACAATTAGAATTTCCTTATAAAGTAGGAGATAGAATTGCTCAAATTCTTGTTCGTAAAAGAACTAAAATTGAATGGCAAGAAGTTAATAAATTAGAAGATTTAGGTGAAACAGATAGAGGACAAGGTGGTTATGGAAGTTCAGGAAAATAATTTAAAACCTTTAGATGATAATTTTGTTATAAATCCAGGAGATTATTTTATACATATTAAAACTGGAAATGTATATAAAATTATTGAATGTAGAAATAATCTTATTAAATATAATGGTGAATGGATTGCTGGAGTTATTTATACTCGTGGAGATATTCAATCTGAATTATTTGTACGTTTTATAGATGATTTTAGAAAACATTTTAGTCATGCTTATAGTCCTGTTAATGAAAAAGATAAAATAAATTTTATATGAAAGAAATAATTTTAATAGTTAAAGATAATTGTATAGCTTGTGATGCTGTTGAACAAATGCTTGATTCAATTTGTACTAATAATATAAATTTTAATTATAAAGTATTAAAATATAACGCTGAATTAGCTTCTCCTATTTATCCAACTCTTATATTTATTCATAATAAAAGAGAAGTTGCGAGAATATTTGGTACAATGCCTATTGATTTTTATAAAACTGTTATTGATAAATTTGAAAAATTATAATTATGGAACTTAAAGATTATACAACTGAAGAACTTCGAGAAGAACTAAGACGAAGAAAAAAAGAAGCTATTAGAAATGCTGTTCATAAAAAACCTGAATATATTGAAGTTGAAGGTGTTGTTGTTAATGTAAGAAATATTTATACTTCTTTTGTTTGGACAGATTTTAGAGTAAAAACTAATGATGAACGAGTTCCAGCTCATGTTCGTGAATATAAATATAAAATCAAACAAGGTAAATTTAGAAAAAATGAATTACCTAAAGTTGGTGATACTGTTATTATAGGACATTTATTAACTAAAAATAGAAATAGTTTTAGACCTATTGATGCCAAAATTATTAGAATTGTTAAACGTAAAGAAGAATGAATTATGGAAGAAGAAATTGTTGGAATTGAAGAAAATGATTATGGACAATATCATGCTGAATGTCCGTATTGTGGTCATATTGTAAATATAAATGATGATACACAAGGATATGGAGCTGAAAAATCTATTAGAAGTAATGAAATAATAGAAATTTATTGTGATAAATGCGAAAGTTATTTTGAAGGTCAATTAGCATAGAAAGGAAATAGTTATGAGAAATAATAATGTAGAAATTTAATAAATATAATTACAACTAATAACTCCAGTGTTAATTTTAATGCTGGAGTTTTTAAATATTCAATTCCTCTACGGGGAATCAAAATCGAAAAAATTACAATTATGAAAAAAAGATAAAGATAAATATATAATAAAGAAATATACATATAAAAATGAAGAACTTTTTGCTGTACAAGAAAAAGCAGCTAATAGTGATAAATATTATACTATTACAGTTAAACTTAATAATGAGCAAAAACCTCTTGTATTTAAAAAAGAATCTGATGCTAAAAAGATAATGAGTGCTTTATGGAATATATCATTGTTTTAATTATTTGCGGATATATTGGTCATAGATTTGATGTAAAATTTAGTCCAAATAAAGATGAAGATGTTGGTTTTGCTGTTGGTATTGTTCTTGGTGTTTTTATTTGTTTTTTAATGAGTTTGAAAGATGATTTTTAAAACGTATTTTGAGTTTTTGACTATTCCTGATGTAATTATTATGATAATACATATAATTCAAATTTGCCAATAAAAACAGCAAATTTAGCCATTTTATGATATAGTTATGCCCGACTATTGTAGTCCCCCCGTAGAGGAATTGCATAGTCGGGCATTTTTTTCATGTTAATTATTTACTTCAACATCTTCATTTAGAGCATGAGCTATTCTTGCAATAGGAATAATATCATTAGGATTATCAGTAAGTTTATAATAACTATTATTATTAGGCAAATCAGTAATACGATATACACCTCTGACACCAGGAGCATTTCTAAGCAATAAATTCATAAATTTGTTATATCCAGTATATCTACCAGTAGTATATTCATATTCAAAATCTTCATTAAGCAAAATTTTAGTTGAAAAATTAATTGCTTTTAAAGCATCATTTACAGAAGAAATGATAGCAGCAGGATTACTATAAAGTTTTTTACCTTCGGAATATAATCCAAAAGGATTAAATGAAATGGCTTCAGAAACAAGTCTATCAGCTGAATATAATCCTAAATTATAAGCAATAGATTCTTTTATTTCATCATCATCTCCAGCAGCAGCTGTTAAAGCAATAGACGCTACTACACCAGCAGCAACCCATAAAACTTCAGACCAATTTCTTCTAATATTAGCTCGTTCATTTTCAGGAAGAATACCATAATAAATATTAATATATTGACCAAATTCTAATATATTTTTAAATACATTTTGAATACCTTGTAAGGCTTCAAGTTTTCCATCATCATTTTTCCATTTTACATTTTGTAATGGAATAGATAAGAAATTAATTAAACTAATATAACTACCTTTTTCAATAGTTTCTAATTCTTCATCATAATATCCATCGAATCTATATCTTTTCTTAAAACCTGGATAAAGATGCTTATGGAATTGCATAATAACACCTCCAATAAAATAATTTTCAAGCATTGCTCCACCAAGTTTATCATAAACTCCATGAATCTTTTTATTAACTCCTTCTACTTTTTTACAAAAATAAGCAAAATCTTTATAAGTAATTTTACTATCTTTTTTAAGAACAGCAAATCCTTTTTCTAGTTCAAATTGACTACGAAGAGTAGGATTTTCAGTTTCAAATTTATTTTTAAGTTCTTTTTGAATACGCTTTCTTTCTTTTATATATTGACGTTTTTGGTCAAGAGTAAAATTATTATTAATAAAATCAGTAATATAATTATGTTTATATAAAGCATATTTATATTTTTCTTGAACATCTTTTTGAAGTTTATTAAAGAAATCATTATATGCTTTTATTTGTTCATCAGTAGCAACTAATCTAAATGCTTTAATATCAGAATCTCTTCTATACATTTCAAGACTCATAATAGAATAATTACCATCAGCATCTTCTACAATTCTATGATTATTCATCATAGTAAGAAGAACAGAATTTTGCATTTGATGTTCACCAGCAGTTTGAGGAGTAAATAGTAATCCTTTAGTTCTTCTAATTAATTCTTTTGCTTTATCAGTAATTTCAAGATAGTTTTCTGTATCAATAATATGAGCTAATTTAATAAGACCATCTTGTAATGTAGTTGATTCTTCTTTATACATTCCAGCCATATAACTAGTAACACCAGACATATAATCTCCAAGTCCTTTTTTATAATCAGCTTCTGAAAAATATTCTCTTGCTAATCTTTCCATACCAATATTTGAATGACCAGTTAAAATATTAGCAATACCTCCAGTAATATTAAGCATCATATATTTAGTACCTGACATATTTTGAGCAATAGAAGCAATTCGTGCTAATTTTGGATGTTTATTATCTTTATACATCTCAAATACAAGACGACGAATATGATTTCTAATTTGGTCAGATGCATATTTAGAATCATTTCTTTTATATTCTATTTCTCCTTCTGTAGTTGCTGGTCTATTTACTTCTACTTTATTATGTTTTATACTATAAGGAGAATATCTCATTACAGATTCATCAGCAAAATAAAGTAAATATTTTACAGTTTGAGTTGCATTATAATGACTACTTTTTTCTATAAATGTTTTAAATACTTCTTTCCAATTATTATTTGCTAAATCATTATGTATTTTATTATTTTCTTCAATACGTACTTTATTACGTTGAATAATTTCATTTTTACGTATCATAAATTCTTCAACAGTTTCGCCATTAGCAGGAGCTGATGGAACTTGTTCAAGTTCTTGAGTATTTTTATTAACTAAAGTAGATAACATAGGATTAGGAATAACATAATCATTATTAAATGTTATTTCTTCAAGATTTCTCCAAGTAAAATTATATGGTAAATTAGAAGAAAAACCTAAAAATCCAAGCACTTCATTAGCAACATCTTTAAGTCCTAAAGAAGGATTTTTTCTTAAAGCAGGTAAATAACCGTTTTTGACAAAATTTTCATTACCAGATGTAAAAGCATATTTTATCATAACATCTGTCATTAATTGAAGAACTTTTAATTCTCCTTCATTTAAATCATTATATTTTTCATTATCATAAGAAACACCATTATAATTACTACCTTGTTTATAATTAACACTATTTTCTTTCCAATTAGGATTAATCATTTCCTTACGGGGAAGCAATTTTGTCTGATGTATTTTTGGTTCATAACTACCTTTTGCTTTTTCATTATTATCATCATAATATTCAATAGTAGTCCAAATACGAAGAGGAATCCATTGCATAGTATAAGGATTATAATAATGATTTTTCTTATACCATTCAGCATATTCTTCTTTTGTTAAAGTATTTTGTTTTTCTTTTTTAGTACGAATATAATGTTCTGTATATACTTCTTTAGTATGTTCTTTAATAAATCGTAATGCTTCTGTTTTTCTTTTATCAATATATTTTTCTTTATCAATAGGTTCAATAGTTCCATAAAACATTGTATTTGGAATTATATCACCAGCATCATTAATTCTTGCAAAAATACTTTCCCATAATTCATTAAATTCTTCACCTCTATTTTTAGCATTAACGCGGTCTTCTTTAAATTTAATATCATCAGTAATTACTTTACATTCATCTTCGATAAATTCACCTATTGATTTATTTCCTTCATGAATATCATGGTATCTATCTAAATAACCTTTTAATCGTTTTAAATCATCAATACTAAAATTAGATGAAGCTGTATTTAATACTTGAGATTCAGCATTCCATCCTTTATAAAGTATATTATTAATTTTTTCTATAATATCTATTTCTTCTTGACTACGACTGGCTTTATTATTAATTTTTGTTTTAAATTCTTGAGTATAAATAATAGATTCTTCAGGACGGGTTCTAAGAATACCAGCATAAGGTAAACCACTATTTTTACTTAAACTAAAATTAGATAAAGTTTCTCTTCTTATTTTATCTATATCTTCATCGGTAAATTTAGTTCCATCAATAATACCAAATTCATCTCTTGCATTTCTTTGTTTTGTTAAATTTTTAAGAACACTACCTTCTTTATTAACATCATTAAGAATACTATATGATTCAATAAGTTTATCAGATAAATCTTTATTTAGATACCAATTAACATTTTGACGAAGCCAAAGTTTAGCGATTCTATATTCATCTATTTTCATTAAAACATTAACAGGTTTTCCACTATCTTCATAAGTTTCAACAATAGATAAATTTCTTTCTAATTGTGTTCTAAATCCATCTTTATCCATACGAACAAAGAATAAATCTCTTAGAGCTTTTGTTTTAGTCAAATATGCTTTTAATGCTCTAGCTTCTTCAACTTCTTCAAAAGGTTTAGGATTTAAATCATCATCAACTTCCATAGTTAATCTACCAATTTTGGCATATAACTCATAAAGTTTTTCTGATTGTTCTTCATTAGGAATACCATTACCAATTTTTTGTAATATTTCAGCTTGTTGTCCAACAAGTCTTTTATATTCAACATAAATATTAGGATGATTTGCAAGCATATCATATTCAAGATTGCTCATTTCGGTTTCATATTTTATTGTTTTATCACCAAATAAAATATCATCTTCATATTTAATTATTTTAAATTGACTTTCTTTAGTACGAGCAAGAAAATCTTTTTTATTCCATAATTTACGAAGAGCTTCAATACTATATCTATCTTTAGTTTTTCTAACAGCTTCTATATATTCATTTTGTAATTCATTAATTTTTTCTTGCCATTTTTCACTATAAGGACGAAGTAATTTATTATTATCAATAACTTTATTTATATTAACAGTAATTCCTTTAGAAGCATAATCTTTTTGAATTTTATCTATTTCTTCTAAAAACTTTCTAGCTTCTTGTTTTCCTTTTAATTCTGCTTCTTTAACAATAGCATTTGTTTCTTTAATAATATTTTGAACAATAGTATTTGGATTAAATTTAATATCTTGTAAAAGTCTATCAAAAACATTTATATCTGTAAAATTTTCAAGAGGGTCTATAAGTCCATTAATTATATTAGGATTTGTAGTATTAGTTTTAATAAACTCTCTTAAAAACATAGTCATTGCTTTCTTAACTTTAGCATTATTATCAATAGTATTAATAGCTTTTTTAATAGTTTCAATATATTGTTTTACTTCTTGGTCTAGTCCTTCTGTTTCAATATTATTATAAATTTCAAATCTATTTTTAAAATTTCTAGCAGTAAGAATAATATTTAATAGTCTATTTCTTTGTCTTAAATCTTTTACTGCATTTTTAATAACACGCATATCATCTATGGCTAATTTTTCTCCTGTAGCAGCATCTAATGCAAAATTATCAATATCATTCATCAATCTATCTACAGTTAATTCTATATAATTAGCCATTGGAGCAGCAGCCGCATGAACATTTGATTTAATCGCATCAGTATTTAAGAAATCAAAAGGAGAATTATGAATACTTCTATAAACATTTTTTGCTATTTCATCATTGTGTCTTGCTTGTTTATTAATATCAACAGCGGTTTGTTTAATAGCAGCAGAAACTAAATCTTCATCTTCATTTATAGAACTATACATTATATTATCATCTTCATCATTTAAATTTTCATAAAATTTATTATCTGTTTTATCATATCTAACAAAAGCTACATCATTACTAAAATCTCTATTAGGATAATTTTGTGCAAGTTCTTTATAATTTTGATTAATGGTTACATTTTCTTTAGCAGCATTTTGATATAATTCTTTTGTCATATCAATGGATATATAATAATTACCATCTATTTCATTATGATAAATAACATTACTTTCTGCTCCATTTAATTTACCATTAGCCATTACATATTCATTAGTAACATCAAAATCATTTCTTACTAATTCTAAAGCTAAAGAATGAGTATCAGCAGTATTACCAATAGATACAGTTCTTAAATCTTTTTCATCAATATTTAAAATAACAGAAGCTCTATGATATAATTTATTAAAATAATCTCCATAATAACTTTCAGTAAAACTAGGATTTATATTTAATTTATTAATCATTGAATCTTCTATTGTTTTATTTCTTTCAAAATAAGCTAATTTATTTAAAGGATAATATCTTACTTCTGTATCATCAATAGTTTGACCAAAATATAATTTTGTTTTTCCATTAACTTTAAGTCTTAAAACTGGATATGCTTTTTTATTTCTAACAATACGTTCATTCATTAAAGCACGATTTGATGCTTCACTACTAGTATTTATTATAATAGCTTTTGGGTTTTGAGTATTAATAGCTAAAAGTAAAGATTTATTTTCTTTTTTAACTTTATCGATATTAATAAAAGTAGCGGGAAAATTATCATAATTTAATCTAGCATATCCTATATATAATTCAAGAGCAGCAGGACTATCAGGAGTAATATATCTATAATTACGCATATTTTCTCTTGAATAAAATCCAATAGACATTCCATTATCTATAAAATTACCAAAAGGTAAAATAGTAATAGCTCTTGAAACTTTATTTGCACCAAAATTATTTCCTTCAATAACAAAAGAATATTTTACTAAATCAATAGCTGCAAGACGAATTAAAGGATTTTTGCTTAAATAAGCATTATTAAATAATTCATATATAACATTATTAGAAACATTTTTTTGTTTTAAATATATTTCTTGAACAGAATAACCATTACGTTTAAAACTACGTTCATTAAATTTATTTACTTCTAAATATTCAAATAATCCTTTATCTCCTTGAAGATTTTGTTTAATCCAATTAATTTTTTCAGCAGGAGTTAATTCTAAGAATTTATCAATTTCTTCTTTAGTCGGAGAAACAATATTATTTACAGTAAAATCATTTTCATTATTTTCTTTTTTATTTAATCCAGCAATTCTATTAAATTCATTTTCAATAATTTCATTACTATTTTCTCCAAAAGCATTTTTATTTATTATAACATTTCCGTTATCATCAATAGAAATTGGAGCAATAATAACTGGAGAAGAATAAGCACCACTCATAGTTTTAGAAACAAGATAATCAGAAAAATCTTTTGCAATTTTTTCTGTCATTCTTCCATTTTTAAGAAGTCTTGATAAACCATGAACTAAATCCATATAACTCTTTTCAGAAGTTTCAAAAATATTTTGTCCAACTAAAATAGATGTTAAACTAGAATATTTTAAAAATGCAGCAAGAGTAGGATAAGAAGAATTATTATTTATATCAGATTCAGCAAAAGCATAAATTCCTTTATCTATATCAGGATAAATAGATTCAATAAGACCTTCTCCTTTATTATTTAAAAGACGTTCATTTTTATTTTTATTTACTATTTTATCAATATTTCTAAATATTTCTTCAGTAGCATAAAAGGTTTGTTTAGCACCAAATTTATCAGAAGTTAAAACTCTAATATGCTCATTAACCATGTCGGCAACTTTGGTCAATTTTTGCATTTGCATTAATATAACAAAATCATGAAGTTTTTTAGTTTCTTCATTCATAGAACCATTAATACGTTCAGTCATTAATAATTGATTCAAAGCAGGATTTTTTACATCTCCATAATTTTCTTCAATAAATTCATAATGTTTTCTTTTAAATTCATTAAATACAGAATCAAGACCATTATTAACATTTAAATTAAAATATTTGGCATATTCATATACAATAGTTGTATAAGGATTATTACTACGAGAATAAGTAAATGAATTAGTAAGTTTCCATTGTTCAACAACAGCTGTAACAGCAGGTTGTGCCATAAAACAAACAGCAGTGTCATAATCAATACCTAAAGACGGCATTATTTTAAACATACCAAAACTATATTCATTTTCATTAATAACACTACCAATTTTCATTACATCAAGAATATGTGCAGTAGTTTCAGAACTATGAACTGTTACAAGAGTTCCGTTAATAGATTTATTATCATTACTCCAACCAATTTTATCATGTGTAATAGTAATAGTATCATTATTGTCTATATAATTTTTTGTTCCATATCTATATTTAAGTTTAGATTTATCAATATTATTAAATCTAATAATTAATTTATTATTTTTCCTAATAATAATATCTCCTTTTTTGATATTTAATTTTTTAATTTTTTTATCAACACTATCTTCTTTTAAATCATGATTAATAGTAATAAATCCATTAGATATTTCTATTTTAGCTTTTTTAAATTCATTTCTAATATCAGTAAAAGTATATTTTGGCGTACTATAAATAACTTTAATAGGAACAGAAGTAATAGCTTTTGCAACATTAAATATACTATTTGCTGTATCAAGATTTACACTTATACCTTTTAACTGAATAGCAGCTCCTGCTTTTTCTTTCCAATCAAGTTGAATAATAGGGTCATGACTTTCTTCAAATTTTTCAATTTTATTAGGCATAAAAATATTATCTTCTTTAACAACTTCTTGATAAACTGCATTTGCATCACCTAAAGTTTCAAATTGAGAAATAGAAGAAGTTTCTTCAGCAGCTTCTTCACTACTAAGAATTTGAATATAACCATCAATAATATTATTAGAACGAACATCTTTATCTGTACGTTCCTCTACGGGGAGTTTTAACCATTCATCATAATTTATAATTCCAGATTCTTTAGCAAATTTTTCAGTTTCAGCAAATTGTTCATTAATAGAATCTTCAAATGCTTGTTTTAAATCAGCATTTCTTTCCAAATAAAGTTCATTTATTTCTGTTTTTTGTTGGTCAAACATATCTAAAGCAGATTGATATGCAGCTATATAAGTATCTATATAAGCTATACTATTAGAAACTTCATCAGTATTTTTTAAAGAATTAAGTCTATTAATAACTTCTGCAAAATAAGTTTTATATTTTTGATTTTTATCTTTTTTACCTATTGCTTCAATAATTTTAAATAGTTCTTTATTATTACTTTCTTTTGCTGTCTTAAATAAAGCAGATTTATTTTTAAATATATTATCAATACTTTCAGCAATACGTTCTTTTTGTTCTTCTAATAATTCTGCTTTTTTCTTTTCAGTTTGTTCTTTAATATATTCTTTAGTATCATTAAGTTTTCCTTTAAAAGATGATAATGTTTTTCTAGCAGCTTTATCAAGATGATTTCGAACATATTTAATATAACCTTTTTTACTTTCAATAGTATTTGGCTCAGCATTTACAAAATAATCATTTTCATTAATTCTAGCTACACTAGGAATTTTTTTACCATCTTTTTCTATCATTGTACGTTTAAGAGCATACACCATAGAATAAACAGAATCGACGTCAAAGTCAGAACCAGTTTGAGTAACCCATTCTTCTGGAAGAACAACTGTACTTCCGTATGCTTCAGGAAGAAAATCAACTACTTTCATTATAACAATAGATTGCTTTCCTTCAGTAGGAATTCTATAACCAATCATTGTTCTACATTCTTCAGGAACATCATTAATATCTATTCCTTGTAATTCTTTACACCAACGAGGAAGTTTAATTTCTGCATAATAAACTGGTATTCCATTATGAGTTCCTTGTAAATTGTATTTAAGTTTAAAATCTCTTTCTGTATGTTTATCTACATTAAATCCAAAATCTGCAACTTGAGCTGCATGCCAACCATTAATAGTTTGTCTTGTAATATTTGAATTAAATACTCCTCCAAAAACACTTTCTAGTTTTGTAGCAACATTAGTAGCATACAACGGCATATCAGATTCGCCTTCTTCATTAGTAGTTAAAGCAGAAATAGTTTTATTATCAGCTCCTGAACGAGCAGCATTTTCTTTCATTAATTGAGTAAATACTGATTTATTTAATCCTATTACATTTCCACTTTCATCAATATCTAAATAATCATTATTATATTTAATACCAAGCATATCGCAAGTATTAGTAAAAGATTCTCTAATATTTGCAATACGATTACGATTAATTTTATTAACAACTGTTCCTAAAGGACCTTCAGTAGATATATTATCAAGAACTTTTTTACTAATTTGAAGACCTATTTTATTTTTAGTATCTTCCATGTGTTGAGGAACTTCTTGCTGTCTATAAAGAAAATTATAACTAAATGTTTCTGCATTTTTAGCAGCAGTATCATTAAATATTTGTTTATTTTTATCAGTTATAACTCCATTATTATCCCATAAAGTTAATATATTATGATTTCCAGCTTTAGATGTTTCAATAGTATTTAATTGGTCAATACCATTTTCCATCATCATATTATAAATATCTTCTAATTGAGTTCCTCGAATAAGTTTTGGTATAAGAACAAATTCAGCATTTTTAATTTGTCTAGGAACTTCAATTCCTAATTTTGCATTATAATATAAATCAAAATAAAAATTCTTTTGTACTTGAACTCTATTATTAATTTCAGACCAATTAATATCTTCTAAAGGTGTATTGCTTGTTAATGCTTCAATTAATTTTCTATATTTATCAAGTTCGCCAGCAGCATCAATACGTCTAACCCATTCATCAAAAGTTATATAAGATTGTGCATCATTAGTTTTAGTTTTAACAACATCTTTTTGTTCTTTTTCATCTTCAGCAACATATCCAAAAGGATACATTAATTTTCTAATAGCACTTTCATCAACATTAGCAGATTCAAGTTTTTTTCTTATTCTATCAAGAGTTTGTTCATCACTAGGTTTATTTGTATTATAAATTGTAACAGCTTTAAATTGCTTTTTAGCTGTAACAGTTTTTAATTTAGTTCGTCCATCATTACCAACGTATGCAATATCGATTTCTTTTCCATCATAAAATTTTACTTTTGAATAATTTTCATCTTCTTTAGTATCCATTGTACTTATAGAAAAATCAATATTTCCAAAAGGAGCACCACTAGCTTGTACTTCTTTTAATCGTTTAAGAACATCTTGACTTCCTTTGTAATATTTAGATTTTCCATTAAATAAATAATCAAAATCAACTAAACGAATAAAATGATTAATAATATATTCTTTAATAGTTTCATCAGTAAATTTATCACTTAAATATTCTTTATATTTATTACGAATATATTTAGAACCATTATTTAAATAACTTTCAATCCATTCTTCAACAGCTTTATTTACAGCAGTTTCTTGAAGATGATTAAGTTGTAATTCTCCGTTTACGACTTTTAATTTCGTGTTAGTTCCCCCGTAAAGGATATTAATTGCATTTTCAGCATCATTGTCGCCAATAAGTTTTTTATATCTATCTAATTTAGCAAATCTACTATCAAGAGTTGTAAGTTTTGCAAAATTACCAAGTAATTTATAATGTCCATTTTCTAATTTATAAATATTACCTTTTTTATCTTTATGAGCATTTAAATAAAATTCATTTTCATCAATATCGTTAATTACAAGATTTCCATTTTCAATAATAAAATATCCTTTATCATCTGTTTTAAATACAGCTTTAGCATAATTATAATAATCAAGAATTTCTTGATAAATTATATCTTTAACAGCTTTAAAAATAGGATGATTATTATTAATAACTAATGGATTAAAACTCATTCTAGAATTAATAGCATAAGTTTTATATTCATTAAAAGTATTTTGCATAGCCATTGGATAATTTTTAGCATTACCAATAGCTAAAGTTGTTGCATCAGTAAGATATTGTTCACCATTATTATTAACAAAAGTTCCAGTTATAGCATAAACTGTTTCATTATGGTCGCGATAAAAATAAACAACTTTACCTTGATTATTTTTATAAACAGAACCTAAAGGAAGATATAATTTTTTTGTATTTTCATTATTGTTTAATAAAGCAAAAGCAGTATCGTTATTTATATATGTTGCTGTACGAGAATAAAAATCAAGTTCATCAGATATACGTTTATCTTTGAATATTTTATTAAATCTTTCTGTAGCATCTGCTATTGCTTGAGCTTCAACTTCATTTGAATCATATCGATAATCATAAAGCCCAGTCAATCCATAAATAGGCATTTTAAATCCAAATTGATTTGGAGCATCAGAAGGAACACTAAGCATAAACGGAGCATAACGAATTTTTTTATTATTTATAGTAACTTCTTCTGATTTAGTAAATGCTATTAAAGATGCAAGTAAATAATCTCCACTATTTAATTCTTTATAAAGTTCAGAAGAATTATTTTCATAATCAGCAACTCCATCAAATTTTGTAGTTCCAAATATGGTTTTAGCATATTCAGTTAAAGTATATTCATTTCCAACTTTTCTAAAAATACCAGGCATAACTGTACCATCAGAAAGTATTTTTTCTGTTAATACAGTAGCATATTTATAATCTGTTCCGGCAAATTTTTGTTTTGCATAAGTAGATAAAGCCTTAGAACTATTTAATATATTATTAAAATTACCAATATAATTTGCATTATTTGGGTCAGAACTAAGATTACCTTTAACATTTCTACTATTCAATGGAACAGATATAAGTATATATGGTTTTAAATCCTCAGCTGTATTTGCTATTGAAGCAATATCTAATTTACTTAAAAACTCATAATCATCTGGTCTATCTTTTGGTTTTAAATTCCAATAGTTGGCTTTATTTTTATTATATGTAATAACTGCATCTAACAAATTATTTATAACAGCAATAAAATCTTTATATCCCTGGTCTTTTTTTGATAAATTTTTATCATTAATAAAATTAGTTATAACAGTACTATCTATTTCTGGAAATACTCTAGTTATTTCATTAATAAGTATTTTAAGTTTATCTTTTTCTTTTTCTATTGATGCCCAACTAATTTTATTTTTTATATCATTTGCTTTTTCTGTAGAAATAGATTTAATATTATAAATAAAAATATCACGTAAATAAGTTTCTGGATGTGCAGATTGATTAATAATACGAGATTGAGCATTGCCATTATCATCAATATAAAATTCATATTTTTCAGGTATCCATTTATTATATACCATCATAAATTTATTAAGTAATCCTCTATTATTATTAAGTCTATCATAAAGGATAATTAAACCTTCTGCTCCTTTAATTTCATTTGATAATTTAAGAATACTATTAAGAAAATTTTCAGCATTAGATTTATCAGCCTTTGTAAATAATATAGTATTTATAATTCCGGAATCAATAAATTGAGGAAGTCCTAAATCATTATTTGAATCAATAGCATAAACTTTATTTCCTTTTGCATCTATTTTAACATCGGTACTTGTACATTTTGCTATTGTTGAAATCATAGCTTTAACTACATTTTCAACATGGTCGTTATAATCTAGTTTAGTATTTTTATCTTGCCATCCAAAAGTAGAAGAATCAGTTTCATCAGAATCTTCATTTAATCTTCCATCTTCAATATTAATATTTATTTCATCTTCTGAAATTTCATATTGTTTATCTACAACCATTAGAAGATTTGCTATTATTTGATTTGTCTTTAATGCTTCAACAAAATCTTTATTATTTAAACTAAGAATAATAGCAAATTGATTATTAATAACTTTATCGTTTAATTCATTTACATATTGTTCTATAATTGTAAATTTATTTGTTGCTGCATTATAATCAGCTATAAACTTTTTTGCTTTATTTACATCAATAGTTTTTAATTTATCAAGTATTTTACCGGCAATTAATTTAGCATAACTATTTTTTCTTGAATTAATTAATGCTTGAAAACTAGTAAGTTTATTAATGCCAAAAAAATTATCATTAAACCAATCATAAGACATATTTGCAGCAACATGCTCAATAGCCATATTTCTTACTTCTAATGAAGAAAACAAACCAGCAGTTTCTTTATTATATGCATTATTAATATCTTTAATAGTTTTAGTATTATTAGCAACAGTTTCTTTTAATAATTCAAATGCTTTATTTAATTTTGTAGCATCTATTTCAACATTTGATTTATTCAAATCATTATAAGTAATATCATTATCTTCAAGAGCTTTTTTATAATCTTGATTGCTATAAAAATTTTGAATTAATGTTGTATATCTAACAACATCATTACCTGCATCTTGTTTCATTAAAACATTAATAGCAGGATAATCAACCATTTCAATTTTACAAGCCATAAGTTTATATTTATTTGTTATATAATTAATAATATGAGCAAAATCAATTATTTTTGACTTGCCCATATTATATGATTTTTATTGCGTTTAAAGCGTTTTTATTGAATTGCGATTAATTGTATTAGCAATACATTAAAATCTTACCATCAGCCGCCAATGAAGCGAGAGAGGGTATGTTTGGATTTTCAACGCTTTGTTGTAATAATGGTTTGGATTCATATTCAAATTCATTAATTGTACTTCCCATAGAATTATCAAAATCAAAAGATAAATCATCATCAAGATTTAAATCATTATTTAAATTCAAATCATCATTAATAGTATTTTCAGGAACAATATCTCCTGTTTCCATATCAATTCTTTCTTTCATATCTATTGTATTATCTACAACAATAGGAGGAATTGTAACTTCTTGATTATCATTATTTACATCTTTATCAGGATTTTCAATAGGTATTGTATCTGTTATTTCAACTTTTTCTTTTTTAATTTTAGAAGTAGTTCTTTTTGTTTTTTTACGTCTAATCTTATTAATAGTAACAAATTCTTCATATAACAAACTATTTTTATTTATATCCACTCCTAATAAATCCATTATAGCTTCAATAAGTTTTTGAAATAAACTTTTAAATTTAGTATATTTACCAGGAAGTTTTTCGTTTGAAGGAATACTATTAAGAATACTAATTAATTCAGCATTTGTTAAACTTTCAACTAAAAATTCTTCAAGATTTTTATCTTTTTCAGGACGTATATTTATAAATTTATTAGCACTTTGTTTTAATTTACCGTCTTCTAAAGAATTTACATATTCAACAAATTTATTATATATTGGTTCAATTCTTTCAAGAGCATCTTCTCTATAATATATATCATCTAATTTATTATGAATAGTTTCATGTACTAATGTACGAATAAATCTATCATAAGTAAGAGATTCTAATCTATCTTTATTAAATACAATTTTTTTATTTTTAGAATCATATAAAGCATAAATAGGAAAAGTAGTTTCAGCAATATTTTGTACTTCAACATTTTTAGGAATAACTTTTAATCTATCAAGATTATCTAAATGTTTTAAAGTAGTTTTATCTTCTTTTAATTTATCATTAAGAAAGTCAATAACATTTTCTTTATTTAATCTATCGGCATCATCAATAGACATTTTATTATCGTCTGTTATTATTTCTTCTTCATCTTCTTTTTTAATTTGTGTATTTGGAGAAAATTTTACATATAAAAAAGAATCATCATAAACATAATTTCCAGCAGCTACGCCATTTGTTTCAGATGGTTTTACTAAAGTAGTTTTTATTAATTTATTTTTAACAAGAAAATCTTGATAACTTGTATATTCTTGACGTTCATTTCCTATTTTAATAATAGTTTTACCATTTTCTCTATAAATATAATTTCCTTTAGTATTTTGTTGTAATCTATCATTAATGTAATTAAAAGGTATATTTATATCTATATCATCAAATAATTCATTTATAGCTTTTTCAAGTATTGCTTTATTTTCATTAATATTATTTTTTGTAATTTCTATAGTTTTATCAATAATAATATTTTTTGGTTTTCCATTAAAAGCTGTATTAAAAGTTATTTTCCAAATATTTTTTGAAAGAGATAATATACCAATATTATTATTTCCCAAATATACTTTAGTATTTCCAAATAAACCATCATATCCAAATAATTCTTTTATATATAATGCTATATCATTAAATGTATATTTACCATTATCATTAATATAATTAAACATTATACGTATTAATTCTTTTTTAGCTTCATCAATAAGTTTTATAACATCATTATCTTTACCTAATGTTTTTAAATTAGTTTTATAACATTGAGCAACATCTATTTGACCAACATTACCTGTAGGCATCATTAAACCTCTAACACCAACATTTTTAAAATTTGCAGCAAATTTGTATTCTGATTCATTTCCTACAAGTATTTTATTTTTTTCAACAACACCATACAAAACTTGTTTATTTTCATCATAATCAGGAATTACATCAAGTATATCATTTCTTGTATTTTCATTTACATTTAATTTTCCTCTTCTAATACCACTAACTATAAATTTTCCAGTTAAATCTCCATTAGAAGCAGCTATAGTTTGTTGATAACTATTATAAAGTTTTTCAAACCAATCTTCTATACTTTGATTTATATTTGAACCACGAGAAATATGATATTTAGAAACTTCAAATAAATGATTAATAGCAATCATCATTTTATTTCTAAATTCTGGATGTGTATCTGAAGGAACTTCAAGTATATTTTTAATTTGAAGATTATTATAATATAATTCTTTTATAAGAGAATCAATATCAACATTACTTACAGGAGAAGAATTATTAATATATTTATAAATAATGTTTCTAATATTATTATATTTATTACTATTTGGGTCAAGAATTTCTTGAAATAAAGTTTTTAAAGGAGAAATTAATTGACCATTTTTATCTTTATATAATTCATATTTCCAAGATTTATTAGTTCTTGTATATGTACCATCAGCTGTCATATTAGGTATACCCATATAACCAACTGCATGACCATCTTTTCCTATTAAATAAATTCTATTTCTTATATGGTCAATTTTATAATCTAATTCATCATTAACACTTAATTTAACAAGTTCATTAAAATATCCTTGTGTTTCATTGGCATCAGTAGTTCCAATTATATTAACACTATTACTTATTTGACTAAGTTCATTAAGTTTTTCAATATCATAATTTCTAATTTTCTGCATTAATTGTTTAGCAGATAAATTAAAAAATTCTTTTTTATCAGTAAGAACATATTTATCATTTTCTTTACTATCAATAAAATTAACAATAGGTTCAATAATTAAACTAGAAACATACGGGTCACGACCAGTTAAATTTCTAATATAATCAATAAGTTCTTCAACATTAATATAAACTTTACCGTTTACTTCTAATACATATTTACTATTATTATCTCTAACTATTTTTGAATATCTATCAAGAACAGCTTTTACATTATCTATAGATTGAGATTTTAATAAACTATCACCTGAAGCATTACGAGCAATAGCCAATCCAGAATTAAAAATAATAAATTCTTCATCCTCATCTAAACTAGATAAATATCCATTTTTAATATATCCGTCTTCAATAATTTCTACTCCTGGATAAAAAATCTGAAATTGTTGTTCAAAAGCAAGTTCAGCATCTTCTTCATAATAACCTACACTAGTAAAATAATCAATGATTTTTTGTTTATTAGATAAAACATTATTAGCATCATATTTTTGTTGATAAGCTAAAACAACAAAATAATTTTTCATATCTTCTTGACATTCAATAAGTTTATCATCATCATCAAGAGATTCAATATGTTCTTTCTTTAATCTTCTTCTTTTTTCGTCTTCTGTTTCTTGTTTAGGAGCAGCTTCTTTATCTTTATCAGAAGTTTTATCAGTAGTTTCTGTATCTTTATTATCTGATTTAGTATCAGCATCTGTTAATTCCTCTACGGGGGGTTTCGATTCTGATTTGTCTGATTTAGTTGAATCAGTAGTACCAGCAGTATTAGCAGCACCAGCAGTATCAGCAGCTTTATCATTATCAGCAACTTTAGCATTAGATTTATTTTGATTCCCCATAGAGGAATCATCCATATCAGTTTCTACATCAGTAGGAGGAACAGATTCTTCTTTTTCTGTCTTATCTTTTACTTCTTCATCATATTTACGTTGATTTTCTTTAAATATATCTATACGTCTTCTTCTATCAGCTAAAACAGCTTTGCTTATATCTGCTTGTTCAAGTATTTCATTTATAGTTTTTAATTCATTTCTATCATTTTCAGATAATTTAGTTTCATCATTTATATCATTACCATATTTTTCATAAAGAGAATCATATTTAGAAAGAGCATTATCAATAATTTTCTTTTTAGTTTTATCTAAATAATTATTATAATACTTAATTTTTTTCTTTATTTTATTTTCATCTAAATCTATTTCAGATTCAGCCATAATAGTTTGATAATCATTATTGAATTTTTTAGCAATATCAGTTACTTCATTACTATATTTACGTTCAACTTCATTAATACGTTTAATCAATTCTTGTTTACGTTCAGAAGTATATTCTTCAAAAGCAACAGGAGCATTTTTAAGTAAAGCATTTTTCTTTTCTTTTAAACTTCTTATTTGTTCTTCTTTTGAACTTGTATTAGCTGCGTCTAATTCTAAATTATGAATAGCTTTATCTATACTTTCTAATTTTGTATGATAAATATATTCTTGTATAGCAGATATATCTTCAGCCGTTATGTTAATTCCTGGTTTATTAATTGCAGCATTATAAGCATTATCATATTTTGTTCCAAGTTCTTGATAAATTCGTTTTATATTATTAGCATTTACAACATCTTTTGCTATAATTGTTCCAACAGTATAATTTCCTCCAAGAGAATTTACTTTATCTAATACATCAAGATATAATTGTTTAGTAGTTTTTATTCTATCAATAAATCTATTTTGTAAATCTAAAGCATCTTTTTGATTAAGATTTAATTTTTTAGCAAATCCTGTTGCAATATTTCCATCTTCAACATACGCTTCTAATAAATCTAAATTACCAGAATCAATAGCATTAGTAATTATATTATCCATATAATCTTCTTCAGCTAATCTTCTTGCAGATGCTTTTTCTTCATTAGTATCTATTGTAGCAAAATCATCATTTGTTGCATTAGAAACATAAGGATTTTTTCCATTTTCAATAGTAGTAAGATTTTCTTTAAACTTTTCAAAAGCTACTTCACGAGATAGAATTTCATTTCTTTTTTGTTTTTCTGCATTTTGAAAATCTTTATTAAATTTAGTTTGAACAAAACGAATAGCGTTATCTCCAATAGAACTAAAAGCTACTCCACCAAGAACTCCCCAAAAAGCAGATTCCCACATATATGGGTCTTTTAAATAATCAGAAATATTTTTCTTTTCAGCATCTTTATCAAATGCAAATTTAGCAAGTTCCATACCTTTTTCAGAAGCAATATAGTTTATAGCTTCTTCAACTCCTTCAGACCATTCTGTTCTTACTCCTTCTAAAGCATCTTGACCGAAATTTTTAAAATAATCTTTAGTTTTAGTTGTCCATTTTTTTGCAGCTTCTTGATAAGCTAATCTAGCTTCATCATCACCAAATGTGGCTGCCATATTTTTATTAAATCGTTTAAGAGGTGTAGTATTCTTTCCTTGAAGAACATTTTCCCAAATATTTTTAAGACCATACATTTGATAAATATCAAAAACAGTATTAAGTAAATCAACATCAAATGTGGTATCAGCAGATTTATTAGCTATATCTTTAGCTATTTCATCATTTGTTTTATTAGCATAATTAGGATTATTTTTAATAAATTCAGCTTTAGCAGCATCATTCATATTATTTAATTGTTCAGTTGCATAATTATATGCTTCTTGATAAGTTTGATTAGCTTCTTGATAATTTTCAATCATTCTCATTGTAGCACCACCAGCAGCCGATTCAATTCCTTGCATTATTCTTTGTTTAGTTTTTTCACTAGTAGAAAGAAGTTTATTAGCAATTTTAGAAGTACGATTAAGTTTTCCCGTGGATTGTATTCTTTTAAGAATATTACTAAATTTATCTGCAAATTTTGTAGTTGCATATCCAATACCTTTACTAACACCAACTCCAGGAATCATTAAAGAAATAGTAGATGCCATACTAGGCATATTACTAGTCCACCAAGCTAAATCGGTAACATCAAAAGTAGAATTAGGATTTTCTCTATAAATAGGCATTACTTCATTAACTGTTTCTTTAAGCTGACGTAAATTTTGTACAAATTCTGGAGCTTCATAACTAAGTTCTACATCAGCAGCATCAAGTATTAAAGATGCTAAATCAGCTGCACCGACAACAGTTCCTAAAGTCATTTCATTAATACTTTGTCCAATACCGTAAGCAAGTTGTTCTAAATGAGATTGATTTTGAGCACGTTCTTTATTAAGTTCTTCTTCAGTATTTATCGGATTTACAGTTACATCATAATCTGCATATTTAGTTGGGTCTCCTAAATTTGTAAGCCCATATTGATTAGGTATAATATTATTTAATACATCTACGGCAAAATCATCTCTTTTATCATAATTGGTATTAATGATTAAAGGAGGCTCTAAAGCCTCCTTTTTAGTTTTAGGATTATAATTAGGATTAGGTCGTGTATCTTTTCCTTTTATAATATCTATTATATTCATAATTTATTCTTTTAAGTCATTTAATAAAGCTGTTTTAATATATTCATAATCTTCTGGTCTTCCATAAGCAATAGCAATTTTAGATGCTATAATTTTTATTTGTTCATTTATACCATTATTTATTTCTTCAACTGAATAATTTGTATCTTGATATATATCTCCAGATATTAAACTATCTTTTATTTGATGATAATTTTCAATATTTTCAGTAATATCTACAGCAGCATTACGAGAAATATTATAAGAACCAGTATCTGTTTTATATATAAATTGATTATTTCCTAAACAATCTATTGTTTGACTTCCTAATGTAGGAGTTTCAATAGAACTTGTTAAATAAATTTTTCTATTAGTTTCATTACCTAAAGTAATTTTATCTGAAGCTATAGTTTTAGGACTATTATCAAATTCAACTCCAGCTTGTTCTAATATAATACCAGGAATAAAGAAAGTTTGAGCATCACCTTTAGGACTTCCATCTTGGTCTGTTGCTGGATATATTGTTATATTTGTACCATTACCATGTACAGCATTATGAGCAGCACTGGCTTTATATCTTCCAGCACCAACAGCAGCTTTAATTAATTTTCCTATTTCTAATCTATCTTTACTTTCAATTTCTCTATTTAATGTTCCAACTCCATCAACATCTTCTGTTGTAAATATATTTACTTGCGGATAATTAGTATTAATAAGTTTATTTTCTAAATCAGCTTTTAATCTTTTATCATAAATATTATATTGTTGTTCATCAATTTTTCCTAAATTATAATCATTTAAAAGTTTTTGTTCAGTAAAAGTTTGATAAGGAAGATTTTCATTAGAAATAGTAATTTGTTGAGGACTAATATTAGATATATATTTATTTACAATATTATTAGCATCATCATATATTTGTGAAATAGTTGCTATTGAAGTTGATGTTTTATATACAGGTTCATCAAAACTTTCATTTGTATTATAATTATCTGTTAAAACTGTAAAATAAATATCACTTGCATCAAATAAATAATTTAAAACTTTTCTAGCTTTTTTAGAAGCGTTTGCAAAAGATATTATTTGATTATAATTATTTTTATCTAATTGTATATATTTATTTCCTTTATTATCTGTACCTATAGTATATCCTAATTCTTTTAAACCATTTATATCATTACCAGATATTAAAGATTTCATTTCATTAAAATAATCTTCATTATCTGTAGTCATTCTTATATATTTTCCTTTATCTCCAAATATAGAATTTATTTCTTTTATTACATCTGCTCCATATTTTGTATTAGCATCAATTTCTGCGCCACCATTAATTTTAGATACAAAATTTAAAGCATCTAATTGTGTTTCATCAGTTATATTTTTTGTTAGTTCTTTATAATTAATATCAGCTTCTTCTAATTTACGAATAGCTTTTCTACCTTCTAATATTAATTTTGATTTTTCGGCAGGAGTTAAATTACTACTTGTAATAGTTTTTTCAATTAAATTTCTCCAATCATTAGAAGTAGCATTACTCATATCTTGTTTAATATTTTCTCCAGTAATAGTTTTAACAATATTATTTAATGCAGCTAAAGAATTTTGTTTATCAGTTTGAAGATTTGCAGCATAATCATAATTAATAGTAATAGGAATATTTTCTGTACTATAACCAGGTAATCTATAAGGGTCTTGTAATTGTTTTTGAGCATTTGCTTGTTGAGCTTTTAAAGCAGCTTTATATGTTTTAAGACCATTACCATAAGTTGTTATAACATTACTATTATTATATATAGCAGCATTAATACCAGGTTCAATTCTTTTTAATAAATATTGTTCAGGAGATAATTCAACACCTTTAGAATCTTCTACATCAGGATTACTACCATATTTTCTTTTTTTATAAATAGCAATATCATAATCTTGTTGTAAACTTGCTTTTGCACCAGGAGTTCCTTCTATATAAGCATTTATACCTTGCATTATTTTATCTCTTCCAAGTCGTTCCCATGATTGAGTTGTTGTATTATAAACTTCTCCATCAAAAATATTTTCTGCTGTAGGTTCTGTTGTAATATTACCGTTTTTATCAATAAATCTAGTTATATTATTACTACCTTTTTCTTTTGCAGCTAAAGAAATTCCTCCTTTTATTATTTCAATTAATGGGATTTCAGAAACTTCTTGTTTTATAGGTTTCCATTCAGTACCACCAATAACTTTACCTGTAGCATCATATTTATCTTCATAATAATAATGATTAATTTCACGAAAATAATTTTTCTTATCTTCAGATAAATCTTTTCTATTATTTAAATTATCTTGATATGTTTTATATTCTTGTTGAGCACGAAGCCTACCAATAACTTGTGGGTCACTAAAAATATTACCTTGTTCTTCAATTAATTCATTTAAAGCATATCCTTTAAATTCATCAATCATTTCTGCTTGAACAACAGTATCGATTCTATCAGCTAATTTTTGTTTAAATTCATCTTCTTGAGCATTAAGTTGCAAATCACCAATAGCTTTTTTAATAGCAGATTCTTGAATAACAACTTGGTCATGACGTTGTTGCAAAGTATTATAAACATTAGAAACAGTATCTAAATCGAATTCAGGAACATAATTCCTATTAACAGCATGAAATAAATTTAAATCCATAATTATTTTATTTTATTATCTTTGTAAAAATTGAATAACACTAGGTAAAAGTTTTTCATCAGGAACATCTGGAGCTAAAGTTCTCATTAATTCTATATTACGACGAAGAGCATTTCTTTGTTCTTGTCTTGTTAATATATTACTAAATGTTCCAACAATATTTCCAAATACATTATTAATATTATTAATTCTACCTTGACGTTTTAGTTGGTCTAATTGAGAATTGTATAATATTTCTTGAATTTTATTTGTTGTATTAAATTGATTTGCAGCATTTTGTGCAGTAGTATTATATTGATTAACTGCAAGTTTATTAGCAATATTTGCTCTATTAGCTGCAAGTTTAAGATTCGCATTAGCAAGTGCTTGTTGTGCTTTAGCTTGAGTCCATTGATTATAAGCATTAACATTATGAAGAGCAACTTGTTGCTGATTAAGTCTATCTCTATTAATAAATTCTGTTTCAATATTTTCTTTTTGTCCTTCAAGTTGATTTTTAGCTTGTTGAGAAGAAATAGAAGCACGTTGTTTACGAGCCAAAGCAACTCTACTATCAGCAGTATTTCTATCTATTTCATTAATATTACGTCTAAGATTATCTTCTATTTCTGCTAATTGAGGATTAATATTATATCTAGTTTTTAATTTTGCAGCAGTAACAGTTGCAGGTTTTTCAAGTTCTTTTAATTCTTCAACAGTTATTTCAGGCAAAGCGTTCATTTGTGCAGCCGTCATAGTAGGCAAAGAAGCATTAGGCATATTATTTAAAATTGCTCCACTAGCAATAGAACTAATTAAAGAGCTTGCAGTATTTGCTCCTAAATCTAACCAATCATTAGTAGTAAAATCTCCAAAAATATTATTAAGACGATATTTAATTCTATCCTTTAAATTAGGCTTTGTGGATTGTCTAGGAATATCAATAAAATCTATATCTTCAATTTCTTTAACTAAATCAGATAAAGAAGGTTGTTTATAAACATCTTCTGTAAATCTAGGAATAGAAATTTTATCAGGTTGTGTATAAGCAACAGATAAAGAAGTATTATCAGGAATAGATTTAACTAAATTAGCAGACGATGAAGTAGTAGTTCTTCCTTTACGAGGTGTTGAATCAGTTTTAGGAGTATAAAAATAAGCACCTATATTTCCAACATTTAATTGAGGAATATCTACTAAATCAGGATTAGGAGTATATTGAACAGATTTTGCAACATTATTTGATTTTTGTTTATTAGTCAAATCAATATTTGGAAAAAAAGATTCTTTATTTTTCATCCATTCAGCAGCAGTAATAGCATTTAAAATAGCATCAGGATTTGCTTTAGATAAATTAGTTGAAATAGGAACTGCTTCATTTCTATCATTAACTATATAACTTTGTCCTTTATAATTAAAAGTATCACCTAATTTTGCTTTAGGTCTAATATGTCTAAGACTATTTTTTACATTTCCATTAATAATATAATTCATACCACCTCCATTTTTATATTTTGTTCCATCATCATTTAACTTATTTATATCTTTATAACGTTCTTGTGCATTAAAAACAGCATTTGGATTAGCACCACCAAGAACTAATTCAGCTGGGGAGTTTCCCCGTAGGAAAGGAACAGAACTAAATACTTTTAATTCATTAGGTTTAACTTGAATAACTTCTTCTCCTTCAACTTCAAGTCCATTATTATTATTTGGTCCAATATCAATACCTCCTTGCTCATGTTTTCTTCCTTTCATATAATACATATTATTGCCAATCGGAATAGCAATACCTCCACCAACTACATTTGGAGCAAGAGCGTTTTTACTACCTTTTTTAATAATAAGTTTATTTTTCATATTCATATTTTAAAATGATTGATTCTTTTGCGTTTCTACGCATTTTTATGGATTCGTGATATATTAATCACTGGACATAATTAAATACGAAAAACGCAAAAGAAATCATATTTTCATTGATATAATACAAATTATTTCCTCCGTTTCATTCTATGTTTGCCGCCACAGCCATATCTATTTTGATAAGTATTAGCTGTTATAGCAGCATTGACAGCATTACTAGGACTTTGACCAGTAGTTTGCATTGTAGCAACACTATTAACTCCAGCATATTGAGCTGTATTTTGACCAGGAGTATTACCAGAATAAAATTTTGCTTGGTCACTAACAACTTCTAAATCAGCAACAACTGGATTATGATATTGAACTCTGCCACTATAATCTAATTTCCAATTACCATTGCCCATATCTTTAGCGACACCATAAGCAGCTTTTTTTCTACCACCACATTTAAACATTTGTCCTAAATTATAACCAGTACTAAATCCTTGAATACCTTGTCCAATCATTCCTAGACCAGAACTTATTTTATTACCAATAACATTAAATTTTTGAGAAGCATTTAAACTTCCAAAAGTACCAGCATTTCCATAATTAGCGTTAATTTTTGTAGGTATTGAAGGAGTTTTTGCCATTGATGCTAAAGAAGTAGTTCCAAAATTAGCTTTAGTTCTACCTCCACATTTTTTCATTTTACGTCTAGTTCCCATACGAGCAAATCTACTATTAAATTCTTTATTTAATTCATTTGTATTACTAAAAGCATTAGTTAAACTTTGAGCAGATTGAACACCTACTTTTTGTTTAGTTAAAGCATTTTGTTCTTGATTTAATTTTTCTTGTGCTTCTACTTCTGCAAGTTGTTGTTGATATTGAGCATCAACAGCATCTTGTTGCATTTGTAAATTAGCATTAATTTGATTTTGTTGATTTTGAGCATTAATTCTAGCTGCTTCTAATTGCGTTTGTTGTTGTTTCTTTTTAGCTTTTGCACCAGCTATAGCTCCACCTATTGCACCAACAGCTCCAATAATAGCACCAAGAAATGCTTTATTTCTATTATCTATTTGTTTATATTTCTTTCTCATATTATTCAAAATAAGTTTGTATATCTTTTACTAATATAGCTTTATTTGTATTTCTAAATATAAATCTAATAATTATATATTTACCTGCCATTAATCCTTTATAATTTTTAATATTATTATTTATAGTTATATTTTCTTCTTTTTTACCAGTAATACGATTAATTATATGTTCAAATTTAACATCTTCAACTAAATTTTTAAAATAACCATAATTCCATTTACCAAATTCATAATATGGTTTCTTATATTCTTTAATAGAAGTTCTATCTTCTTTTAAATTATAATAATCAGTTAGGCAACAATTACTATATATAATTACTCCTAAAGCATCAAAATTATCATTATTATCTTTATTAATTACGTATGAAATATAATCAAGGACTTTAATAATATTATAATTACTTTGATTAAAATAGACATCTATATAAGAACAAATTTTATTATCTATTTTTTCATTATTAAATATATTATTTTCAACATCATCACCAAAATCATTAAATCTATTTTTATCAAATTCTTTAAGTATAAATAAATTATTAGTTTTATCTATTAAATAAATATTATCTTTTAAAGAAATAAATGGATAATTAGTTGTATAACTATGTGTAGAAATCCAATTATTATTCGTCAAATTATAAGATATAATACAACTATTATTTTCAATAATAAAATTAAAAAGCAATCTATTATTATAACTATCTACTCCTATATTTATATAATCAGGATTATATTCTTGAAGAAATTTATCAATACCGTGACTTATTATATCTAATTGATTATTATCAAAACGATAAATTTTTTTACTATCTTTATCATAAAATATATATCCATATTCACCAATAGAATAAGAAATAAAATCTTGAAAACCAGCATAGCCTAAATCTGAAGTAAATACTTCATTATAATTTACATCAAAAACATCAGGCATTAACATTTGTACATCCTTATCATTAGTTTTAAGAGTATTATCAACATTAAATAAAAACATTGATTTTTTAGTATGAACAATTAAATAAGTACCAGCACTAACAATGTTTGTTATAACTCCTTTATTTTCTGTTATTCGCTTATATGCTTCTGGCTGATAATTTTTCCATCTATTTTCTATAGATTCATCAGATATTACATCACTACGATAAACTGTTTGATAATAATTTTCAATATTTGATGAAACTAATTCAGGTCTATAATTATAAGTATCTTTAATAAGATAATCATAATAAGCTGAAATTAATTTAAATAATTCATCTATTCTACTAGGTTCAACAATAGTATTTAAACGTTGAGTATTATTGTCTCCTGAATCTGTATAATTATAAGCTATACTTCGCGGAGCATTATTAAGTTGTCTAGCAAAAAGAGGATAATAACTTAAATGTATAAATCTAATAGCAAAAACATGAGGAGATTTATTTGTTGTATTACTTCCATCAGCTATAACATTATTTTGATAAAATAATTTTTTCGTTTTAACATTTGTAGGATTTGCTTCAATATCAGAAATAAGTACTCCGTCTTGATGAAATTGATAAACAGTACTCATTTGAAGGAAATAATTATAATTATAAAGATAATTAGATTCATCTCCATAATTTGCTGTTCCTGCACCATTAACTTTTTTAATATATCCTAAAGGAATTAATTTTTTATTTTCTTGAGAATAAAAAGTTTTAGCTATTTCACATTCACCAGAAACATCAATATTTCCTCTAATTCCAACATATAATTTTGTAATACCATTAGCGATATTTTCATCAGTTTGAATTTGTAAATGTCCTTCTCTTCCAATATTAGCATCAGAATTAGGAGAAACAACATTTGTATTTATAACATCAATTTTATTATTATTTACTAACGATAAAGATTTATAAGTATCATAAAAATTAGTTTGATTAACTGTAGAACTTCTTGCCGTTTTATTTCCAATATTTCCAATATGTTTTATTGCACCTATATCTGTATATCCACCAATAATATTAAATTCAGGATAAACAAAATAACCAGTTCCAAAATTACTTTGAGTTAAATAAGTTGCATCATATAAATAACTATTTGTATTAGTAACAACACCTTGACCTATTTCTGCATATTCTGGTTCAGCATAACTAATAAAAAATCCAACAGCATTTTCAATAATAGGAACATCAAGAAAAACTAATCTAGTTCCTAATTTCATATTAAAATCAGCATGATAAATATAATCACCATTATTTGTTTGAAATGGTATCATTTTATAATTATTTCCATTTGTTGAATATTTATTATTAGCTGTTTTAATTTGTATGCCATCACTATATGTACCGTCTTTATACACGTAATGGATAAAAAACATATAATAAGCATAATTAGTTATATATCTTTTATCCACATTATTTAATACACTTGTATCAGTTATTGTATTATTATCTCCAACACAATATATTTTAATATTACTTGTATCTACATTACTTAAATTTTTATTTGGATTTTTTACTTTATAATTAGCTAAATAAATTCTATTACGATAATTATTTAATGTACCAACATTATAAAATTTTTGTTCACCTACAAGAAGTTCATCTAAACTAATAGTTTCATCATTTAATGAAACATTAACAATAGTAGTATTTCTATAATTATATCTAATTGTTTTTCTAGCTTCAGTTCCAGAATTATAATTAATAATATAACCAAGTTCAAAATATTTATATAATTTTGCTGTTTCTAATACATCAGTTATATTAACAATAACATCTAATCTTGTATTACAATAATCAGAATCATTATTATAATAATCATCAATTTTTACATTAATCGGAGTTTTATCTGACATTGTTTCTCCAACTAAAGCTAAATCTAAAGTTGTTTTAGGATTTTTATAATTTTCAGAATCATAAACTGGTATTGGAACTCCTATTGGAAACCAAAGAGTTTTTTCATCATCATTTATATAATAACGAATAAAAAATACATAAGTTCCTGTTCTAATTTTAGAACCTTTACTAAATGAATAAGAATTAAAATTAGCTATAGGAACAATAGGATAATTAGTATAAATATCATCGTCTTGATAATTTTCAATATAAACAAATCTATCAAGATTGATTGTTTTTAAAGCAACATCAGAAGTATTATTTCTTTCGCTAAAACAAATAATAAGTTCATTATTAACATTATAAGTATATGTTCCAAAAACAGTTCCACCAGCCCATTTCCAATTTGTAATTATTTCTTTATAACTTCCATTTGTTTTATAACGAAGAATTTTATTATTAGAGCAAAATAAGACAAATTCATTATTACAAGCAATACTTCCAACAATTTCATAATCATTAGGTACATTTGAAAATTGTTTTAAAGCATTTTCATTTTGTATAGTAAGAACATCTTTATTTAAAACTATATTACTTGCATGGCAAATATTTCCGTCTTTAAGATGTTCATAAGCTGTATCTAAATCTAATTTACTATCTATAAGCATAATTATTTAGGAAATGTATAGTTATAAAAATATTGCCGCCAAGCATCACCAATTTCTCCAATTTTTTCATCTTGAACATCAGCAATAACACTAGCCTTTGCTTTATTGCTTAATTGTGTCCACATATAATAAGGATTAGTACCATATTGACTAGCAGCTAAATTAAATACTGGATGTTTCATACCACGACAAAGCATTTTATACATACAATAATAAACAAGTGCTTCAATAAGTAATCCATTATTTGGAACAACAGGTATTTCAGAATCAAAATATTTACTATATTCAGTAAGCAATTCTAAATTAACAATAGTAATTTTATCAGTATCAAAACTTAATTCAATAGTATAATCATCTACAATAACATAATTTCTATCCTTTACGGGGCGATTATACAAACTAAATGTTGTATCTCTTTTATGTATATCGTCTGTATTAACATGAATTTGAATAGCTGAAGTAAATTCTTCAGTTTTATTTGTTTCAGTAGCATAAATAGTATCAGATGGACTAAGCTGTGTATTTTCATATAAACCCCCCGTAGAGGAATCATCATTATCACAGCATTTTTTAGTTTCATTAAGTTCTTTAATTTCACAACCTTTATTATCATAAACTTTAAAACCCTTAGACCGAGTAATCGGACAAGGGCTATGAGCAATTTTATTATTAACAATAAGAGTTCGTTTTTTATATTGACTTCTAAGAATCTTTAATTGACTCATAGCATCAATACACCAAGCAGGAACACGAGAAATCCAATCACTGTTATCAGGATTGAAATCGTTGTCTATTTTTGCTATTATGTGCTCCAATGTAACATTTTTCTTGTTCTGCATTTCTAATAAAATTTAGATAAGACATAGGTTCAAATTTAAGAAGAATGCCTAATTTATGATGTATATCACAATCTAAATTATAAATATCTTCTAGACTTTTACATTGTTCTGCAATTTCTTCTTGAGTTTTATGTTTTAATGGTTTACTAATATATTTTTTATGGTCTAAAGTAACATTAGCTCTTTCATATTTACTATTAACTAAAGCAAATTGATAATAATGACTATTTTTTCTATAAACTCTATAATCTTCTCCTTTATATTTTATACCACGAAGTTTACAAATTTTTGCTTGTTCTTCATCATATAATTCTCCACCATTATCTAAAATACGTTGTTTATTTTTTCTTGAGGCTTCATAATCTACAACAGGCTTATCACTTTTAACTTTCCATCTATTAATAACTAAATCTCCAAGACCTTCTTGAAATTGATAAGCATAACCTTCTAATAAACATTTACCTACAGCTGTATAAAATTTTTTAATCATTAATTTATAATCTTTGAAACTAATATCTTTATTTTTATATAGAACTAAAATTGTTTGATTAGTAGCATAAATATTTTTTACAGATTTAATATAATTAAGAAAATGAGATAATGTTATTTTAATATCTCTATTATCATTACGATATATAATTTTAATTACTTTATCAGCAGTAGATTTATAATCTAAATTAAGAATAACATTTTCATCATTTATATCAATATTAATATAATTATTTATGATTTTAATATTATCTTTTATATTATTATAAAACTTATTTCTTACTGTATTATAATGTTTAAGCTCTTCTTCTGCTTTTTTAATATTATTATTTATTTCTTTTATAAACTCTAAATAATAAAACTTTATATCAATATCTGGTATCATAATCAATTAGTTAAATTTGAAATAGGTGTTTCATTTGTTTCACGAGATACATTTAGAAGATTACGTTTAAAAATAATATCTTTAATATTACCAATCATATCTTCAGGGAGAAGAAATTCATTATCGTCTAATTCTTCACTATCATCATAATCAGTATCATGATATTCTCCTTTAACATCATTTGTTTCAGTTTTAATTAAATGCGGATATTCAAAAACAGATTCAACAATAATAGAATTAATATCATTAAATTTATCATTGTTACTAAAAAGATAAATATAACCATTAATATAATCATACTTTAACATTCTACATAAACCAATTAATTGATTATAAAAAGAAGCAATATGTTCTTTTGCAAATGTTATTGTTAAATTATTAGAACCATTAGTACGAATACTTTGAAAAGGAAGATTATTATTAAAACGAACTGGACGAGGAACTTTATTTTTAGTACGTTTAATACAATTTAAATTTAAATCAGAAGTTCCATAATTATCTCCATCAGGAACATCAATAAGTTCTAATCTAAATCTTTGTTGAAGTCCTTTATCAACAAATTTATGATTTTCATAACTTTTTCTAATTAACTCATTACGAGTATGAATAATAGCTTGTCTAATATTTCTCCTCATAGCTAAATTATTAGGAGAACCTGTAGCATGAGCTATCTCACTAATTAATTGATTTAAAGTAGCCATAATAAATTTATTTATATAATTAAAAACAAAAAAGCCAATAGCATATATTACAAATATACTATCGGCTTCTAAGATAACTTAATTGTTTAACCTATTATAACTATATGATTACCAAAATAATGCTTATTGCTTAAAACTATTTTTAAATTCTTCAATATCTTTGGTATCTAGAACTATCGATTTATCAAAAATAGGAATATCCATTTTAATTTTTCCATCACCAATAACAAGTCCTTTAGATATATTAGGATATTCTTTTGCTTTAGCAGTAATAAGATTATTTATCATTTCATTAAGAATTGATTTAATATCTATCATTCCAGTTTTATCATCTTCAATAAATTTTAAAAATGTATCGACTTTACAAATATATTTATTTGCAGCAGCATTAATAAAAGGACGAATAATTAAACCAAGAGCATCATTAGATGTCATTTCTACAATTTTAGTATCAACAATATTTTTTAAATTATTGATTATAAATTTTCTTTCTACCATAAGTTTCATTCTTTAATTGATTTACAAAATTCAGCATAAGTTATATTTGGATTCTTTTGAGCAGCAAGTTGGAATTGTTTAAACATTTCAGCTTCTTTATTTGATTCGGCAATTATTTCATCTTTTTTAGATTTAATATAAGCCAATTGTTTTTCAACAAGTTCTTTTCCTTTTTGAGTATTTACAACTTTATATTTTACACTATTAATAAGTTCTTGTTGAATAAGTATTTGTAATTGTTGTTCAAAAGAAACATAAGTTTTATCTTGAGAAAGTATAGATTTTTGGTCATTTGTAAGACTAGATAATTCTTTATCTAATTCATCTATAAGATGCGAATTATTAACAGATTGTTGTTGATTATTTTGAGGAATATTTTGAGAAATATTTCGTTTAATATCATTTAGTTGTTGTATTCGTTGTTCAAGTTGTTGTCTATAAGTATTAAAATCACTTATATTATTTGGGTCTAAAAGAGGGTCATACCCAACATTAAATTGATATTGAGGAATCATAGTTATAATAATTTAAATAGGAGCAAGATTAACTCCTGCTCCTATAAGTTATACATTAAGTTGTAGGTGTACTAGAAGTATTCTGAACACAAGGATTGTAAGATGGATAACCAGTTACAGTCGGAGTATTAGGAAGAACAACTTCTCCCTGAATCATACGACAAGTTCTACGCCACAAATTAAAATCAGCATGTTCAGCAACACGACGAATATCGCACTGAATCAAAGCATCTTGATAAGGACGAGTAGCTTTAAGAACAGCCAATTCAGTTTTCAATTCACCAATTTCAGCAGACAAAGCATCTTTATTATCACGACCAGCTTTATACAGATTAAATGAATCTTCATTATGTTTAGCTGTAATAGCATCAAAGCCATTACGAGTAAAAGCATACAAATCAAAAAATTCTTTATTCAAAGTTTGACGGTCAGCAAATCTAGCAGCCTGGTCAGCAAGCTGTCCTTGATAGAACTTTTCAGTAATAGCTAAATAATCAGCACATCCTTTTCTTTCGACATATTGATTATCTGCAATCTGTGCAGCAGCATCACCATTACCACAGCAGCAACCAAAACCTAAACGATTAAGTATATTATTACCACAACCATTGCCAAGCAAAGATAAAGCAAGACCACCAATACCAAGTCCCAAAGCAGTTCCAGCCAAACTTTTTGAAGCATATTCTTTAGATTCATGAGCATGTTCATTAACTTCAACATACCCTTTTCCATTTTCTTTATCAACAAGCATCATAAGTTTAAAATTTAAAAGATTAATAATTTGTTTATTATTGTAATCGATTACATTACAAACTTATGAATATCAATAAAAAAGGCTTATATAGCCATATCGAATAGATATAACTACATAAGCCTAAATAAGTTATGTTTTTAAAATAATCCTTGTTTACTTCTATATTTATTTATTCTTGCCATTACAGCATCATCAAAATCTTTTTTACTCCAACTAAGTTCTTTAAAACCTTTTTCTTTATGACCAGGTGGAATAAGTCCAAGTTCTAAATATTTTTCAAAAGTAGAATAACTACAATGAAGTATATCATCACAAACTTGTCTTTTACTATATCTTTTAATTCCTCTATTTATATTAATAAGAGATTCAATAAGTTCATTTTCTTCATCTTCGCTAAGATTACTATTTCCTGCGTCAATATTATTTATACTTTCTTAAAGTAGTGTTTTAATTAGTTTGATTTTTGGTCTTATTTCTGTCATATTTAATATGTATATAAGCAGCAGTTAATATAAAAATTGTAGCAACTATATAATAAATACAAAGAAGAATCATATCCTCTACGGGGAATCTCCAATTTGCATCATAAAAAGCAACTAATAAATTAATAAAATTTGCAGTAACAATTAATCTATACCAATTACAAAATTTAAAAATATAACTAATAATATAAAGCAAAATAGTATTTATAATAGTATTACCAAGAACAAAATCTAATATATAAGAAAGTTCATAAGTATCATAATAACAATACATAGTATTATTAAAAAGAAAACCCGCCATTTGTATGACGGGTAGATACTTTATTAATAATAAAAATATCTTTTTCATTTCTTTCCTCCACATCCGTATTGTGTACGTCCACTTTTAGGATTAGGTCTTTTTGGTCCAGCAGAACCAGCTCCACGATTAGGTCTAGCCATAACAATTAAATTTTAAAGTTAAACATTAATTTATTTTTCTCTTTCAAGAACAGCCACAGCTGGCTCAGCAGAAGCAGAAGCAGCAGGTTCTTTATAATATGGAATACCATTAATGATTGGACAAGGAACATATCCTTCTGGAGAAGTAACATCACTTCCATTTTTAATAAGTCCTTGTGTATCTTTTGCACCAACTAAATTATAAGTAGTATTTGTTGGAACTTGCCATGTACCATCACCTCTTAAAAATTTAGTTTGAGCACCAGCTGGAGGAGCAGGAACTAATCCACTATTTCCAGCAGCACTTGAAGTAGCAGCAGTCATAATATTATAAGTAGTATTTGTGTCAGTCCAAGGAACTTCGACATAAGCTTTTCCACTAGAATCTAATTGAACTGGATATTTCTTGCTTGTATTAACATATCCAATTTTAATTCCACCAATAGTAGTAGAAGTAGCTAAAGTAATATCAGGTTTATTAATTTCTTGTTCTAAATTAACAATTAAATTATAAACAACATTTTTACGATTTTTATCTAAATTTAATCCTTCAACAAATCTATAAATTAATTCTTTATTCATAACAATAAATTTTAAGTTTAACATTTATAAACAGCCAATAATAATTCCTATACAATCTGCAATTATATCTTTATAATCACATGTTCCTTTTTTACTTACTTTATCATAAATCTCTTTAGTAATAGCTATAATAAATACTATTATAATAACAATCCATAAATCAATAAATCTTCTAAGTTCTAAAGTAAGAATTAAACAAATAAATAGATGTAGAATTTTATCTACATCTATTTTATTAATAATATTATTTATCATCTTTTACTTCTTTTACTAATGTAGATAAAATTTCTAAATCAGCATCATATCCATTTGGAGCATTAAGAATACCTATATAAAGTTTTCCATTTTGAGTATAATATTTATCTTTTTTAATAAGCATCCAATGTTCATAAGGAATAGGGTCGTCTTTAGTACCTTCATGTTCACTAACAAGTCCATAATTAGCAGGAACTAAATCTGGAGTTTGATGTTCAAGTACAGAGTTTATTGGCTGAATAATTTCATAAAGTTTATCATTATAATTAATAATAAATCCAATTTCATTAAGATTTTTACCAATATAATCTTCCCATTTAGGATAAAATTCTTTTACATCATTTTTTTCTTTATTACTTAAAGTCATCGTATTAATATTAGCTTTAGTTTCAGCAGTAAGAATCTGCATAGCTTTAATTTTAGCGTAATCTTCATTAGGTTGAACATAATCTTCTCCATGCGTCCATGCTTCAGAGTTCATCAAATCTGTGAACTCACTACTATCAAATTCATATCTTGTAAGAACATTAAATTCATCAATATTCTTTATATATTCTTCATGTAAAACAATTTGTGTTCCATCTACTGATTGACGCATTGTTGGAATAATTTTAATTCCGTATGCTGTAGCTGTAGCTACGTCTGTAATTACAAATTTCATATTTCTTTTAATTTAATTAGTTTAACTTACTTCTATTTCATCTACTCCGTCCAAGAGATTATATTTCTTAATTATAGTATTTATTTGTTCTTCTGTTAGAACTTCTTTGAAGCCGAGGAATTTATAGAGTGCCATTTTTTCAGTTATTTGATGTTCTGTGGATGCCCCAATAACAGGAACTTTATTTTCTAAATTATTATTAAGTATAGTTATACATTGTTTTTTATTAATTAATTCTTCGGTTAATAATTTATTATTAAGAACCGAATTAATATAAGTAATACCTTTAGTATTTCTTGCATTATATGCAACTGTTGACTTATCAGAATAAATAGCAAATTGATTATTAATATTCTTTTGTTGTCTTTGGTCATACAACATCTTATTTAAGACAATCATCAGCTTGTTTATATTGAATACCAAATTTTCTTAATATAGGAGCGGCAATCCAACTCCAAAATACAGGAGCTAATATAGCACTATTAATAATAACAGTTAGTCTTGCTTCTCCTGAATAATAATAAACTATTCCTAAAAGTATTATTGCTGTCACCAAATAAAGTCTTTTCATAAATGTAGGAACAGCTACATTAATTCCATTAAAATAATCATGAACTTTAATAGCAATAAAACAAGCTAAATTACAAGTAAACATATAAGCAAAATCAAAGTTATTTAAAATTTGATTTATAATAATATCAAGATAATTCATATCAAGCAACATTAAAAATAGTTTTTAAATAAATACAAAGCCAAATAATTAATCCACCAACAACACCAGGAACAGCTCCATTAAGAATTGCTTTTAAATAAGATGTATTATTTTTATTTCCTTCATAAGCAGCACAAATAATTGCACCAAAACTAACAGGTATCATACAAGTAATACCCATATTTAAACTAATTCCAAAAAATGCAGCAATCGTCATATTGATAATTACATACTTAAACATTTGTTTTGTAATCATAATTTTAATATTTTAATTATTTAAAAATAATTTCGGCAATATTTTCATTTATAATTTTAGTAATATAATATCCTGATTCAGATTTAGTAGCAATACCTGTATCAGTAATATTACAATATTCTCCAACAGATAATGTTCCATCTTGTCTAACTCTAAGAGCACCTAACATTCCAACAGCATTCCATTCTTTTCTATCAGTACGTAATTTATAAATTTCATCATTATTATATTCAGGATTAAGTTTTGGCTGTTCCTCAAAATGTTTTTCTATAGTATAAATTTTTTCTCCATTTTCATTAATTGTTTCTATAGTTTTAGAAACTTCAACTGTTTCATAAATAGTTCTTCCCCAATCATCAGTAAGATATTTATTTTTCCATTTCATAGGATTATTGCCAATAACAGAAGGATTTGCAGAAACAATTCCTAAAATAAATTTAGAATTAGAAGTAGCTTTTATAATTTTATCTCCAATTAATGTAACAAAATATCCAACTCTATCTTCATTTGCTTCATTTCCATCTAACCATTCAAACATTTCAGCATAATCGGCAGCAGGAGAATTTATTTGTCCATCTGTATAAACATTTCCATTAAATTTAATTTTAAAACAATTGTTTCTATCGTTATCTGAATTACCATTACCGATGGTAAAAACATTATTTGAATATTCTTTAGTAGTTTGATTTGGATATTGAGGATATTCATTAAAACATCCTATTACAGTTTCGCAATAAGTTCTTGCTTTATTATTTTCTCCTCCACAATGAGTAGATACACCATCTGCTGTATTATTTTTACCTTCAACATGTGCAGAATTTCCAGCAGCTAAATTTTTATATCCTTCTGCATGAGCATTAGGTGCAGATACTTGATTTCCATAACATTCTGCATGACTATAATTAGATGAAACAACATTATTAACTCCTTCAGCATGAGAATCTTGTCCTGATACAGAATTATTATTTCCTTCTACATGTCCATGAATACCAGAACATTCATTATTATATCCTTCAACATGAGCAGCGGTAGCAGTAGATTCTATATTATTATCTAATCCTTCAACATGACTATGTGAAGCTTTTGCAGTATTTCTTACAGGATTATTAAATATTTCAGCCCATGTTCCACCATTAGGACCAATTAAATATTTTTTACCAAGTCCAATACGAAGTGCTTCTATTTGTTCATCTGTAAAATCATCATAAGTAAAATCTTTTCCAGTATTTCCTTTTAAATTTTTAAATACAAATTTTAAAATTCTATTTTGAGGAGTACCTTCAAGAATAAGTTCAACACTTGGAATACCAATTTTATCATCAACTTCAGCACTAACATTTTCAATAGTTCCGCTTGGGCCTGTAGCTATAGGCATCCAATATTTTGTATTTTCTACATCAATATTTTCAGGAATATCTTGTATAGCTATATAAGTTTTACTATTTTTATTAACAATATCAAGTATTTCATATTTTTCATTTTCTTTATAATCTCCTTTTGGAGTTAAAGAAACTTTTCCTATTTGTTTAATTATCGGATTCATATATTTGATATAAATAATTATTTATAATTTTAAAATCATCTTTTGTATTATTTTTAACAATTAATTGTCCTGTATCAATATCAATTTTAAAAGATATATTTTCATTATTTCCATTTATATATTTATATGCAATTCCATTATCTATTTTTATTATTAAAGGAATATCAATATTTATATTTAATTTGCTTATTTGTTTATCAATAAAATTAATAAAGAAATTTGATTCTTTATAATACTTTAAACTATATGCTATAACAGCAGCTTGAAACAAATTCCAACAATTAAGTATTTCTTTATATGGATAAACATCTGCTTTAGTTTTAATTTCTTTATGATATTTAGAAATTAATGTTATTAATATATAATAAATAGAAGAATAATCTTCAGGAATAAGTAGATAAATATTAGAAATTAAATCTTGTTCATTATTAATTGATGAAGATTTTAATGAATGGTCATAATATACACAATAACCAGTATTTGAACCAAAAGTAGTATTCATACTATAAGTAGCAGTATACATATCATTTGGATTACCGCTTGGAATAGATGTCATTCTAGCAATAACGTTATTATTTATATCATGTTTAATATAAAAATAACTCATATCCCCTGATATAAAACTAACACTATTTATAGAACCAGTTTTTTCATTTTCTCTAATATGACCATTTATAAGTGTATATCGAGTAATAGTAGCTTTTTTTGTAAGAGTATCATATCTGTCTTCAAAATTAAAACTAGGAGCAATTATATTAACTGTAGTTTTTTTTGTCACAAATGCTTGAGTAATATCAATTGTTTTTGTTTTTGCTTCAGAATCAGGATTTTCTGTTTGAGTTAAAGTAATTGTAGCATATCTTTCATAGCCTAAATTTTCATCAACAGTAAATGATTTTCCATTATTAGCAGTAACATGACACCATGATGCATTAGATGAAACTGTAAAATTAACATCAATAGGTTCTCCTTCTTTATTATCATTAATATATTTTTCTTTATATGAAGTAACAGAATAACTTCTCGTAATTCCATTAGATTCATAATTAGGCAAATTATGAAATTCAGTAGGAGAAACATTAAAAGTATATTTATATGAAATACTACCAGCCGCTTGAATAATACCTATATCAATATATTTTCCACTTTCATTTTGAATAAATTTAATATTACCTGTTCTTTGAGTAGTAGTTCTATTTTCAGCAGCTTTTAATGTAGTACCTGAAACACTAAATCCTTCTCCAGTTACAGATATTTCAAAAGATACATCTACTTCGCTTCCTTGAGGAGAACCATTAAGATATTTTTGTTTTTTAGAATTAACTGTAAATGTTTTAGAATCTCCTTCTCTATTAAAATTAACTTGGCTAGTTCCTTCTGAAATATTAAAAATATATTCATAAGTTTCTTTTGCCGCATTTAAAATAACAGTAACATTAATTTGTTTATTTGATTCATTTTGTATAAAAGTAGCAGTTTCTCGTTTTTCTTCTTCTAAAGCATTTTCAGCAACTGTAATAGTATTTTTATTAATTTTAAATTGATTTGGCTCTGAAGATGTTATATTAGAATCATAATTTATTTCTTCAGCATCTCCATAATTTTTACCATTAATAGTTTTTTGTTTTGTAGAAATAATATTAATAGATTTTGTTCCACCTTTAGCATCAAAATTTATACTATTTACATTAGAAGAAAAATTATATACATATCCTATTTCTGCCGATTGTTGTTTAATATTTATTCTAATATCTTTAGCTGTTCCTTCAGATTGTGATATAATAAGAGCATCATTTCTTTCTTGTTCTGTTATATTTTCTGTCATTGTCCAAACAGCTCCACTAGAAGTTTGGCCTTTTAAATATCCTCTTTCTGAAGTAATAGTAAAAGGAACTTCTATAGGTTCACCAATAGGTTCAGAACCATAATATTCTTGTTTAGTAGAAATAACTGTAATAGTTGTTTGTCCATTTAAAGCAGGTAAAATTGTATTATTAACTACTGCTTGAAGATTATAAATAACACTAGCGATACCAGCTTGTTGGGTTATAGGAATTTCAACATCATAACTAGAGCCTAATTCAGGTCTTGATAAAATAAGTTTTCCAGTTCTTGTTTTATAATCATTAGCTTCTGCAACAACAGAATTTTTAATATTATTAACACTAAATCCAGCACCTTCAATTTTAGCAATCCAATCAACAGATAGTTCTTCCCCTACGGGGAGTCCATCACGTATTTTTTGTTTTACACTTCTAACATTAAATTGTTTTTCTCCACCAACATTATCAAATTCAAAAGATTTAGGTTCATATTCAAAAGTATATTTATATTCAGTATTATCTTTTTGCTGATATATTTTAATTTCTATAATTTTATCAGATTCATATTGAATAAATTGAATTTTTGTATTTCTTTCTGCAATAGTATTAGGTTTTATTATTAATTCATTAGTTATAGAATTAAAAGTTATCCAATTAGAATCTTCTTCATTTAAATATACAATATCATATCCAATTTCTTCTATTTGCTGATTTTGGTCATTAGATATAATTTTATTTGAAGTAATATCAATTTTTGTAGTAATGCCTCTACCTGTTGTGTCATTAATATTAGATTGACTATTTAAGATAAATTCATATTCTATTTTTAAATTTGGTAATTCATAAGAATATTCATTACAAATAATATGAGTTTTATTATTACCGTTTTCGTCTATATAATAATCACTTTCGCCATTATAATCTATATTAGATAAAGTTTTATATAATTTATCTATTTTATTTTTTATATTATTAATAATATTATTCGCTTCATCTATCTTATTATTATGATGATTAATAATAGCTAATTGAAATAAATTCCAACATTCAACAATAGTTTTATTTTTAGGTTTACATGATGAAGCACAATCTTTAATAATATCTATACCATAATTATAAACAAGATATTTAAGTTTATTATAAACACAAATATAATTTATAGGAATAGATAAATAAACATGTTTTTTAATTTCATCATTCATATACCAAATAATTATTCATATTTATAATATTATTTTGTTCGTTTTTATCAAATGCAATAAAATTATCAAAACAATGAATACAAACAATAGATAAAGTTTGTTTTATAAAATTATCATAAGTTTTTATAAATCCAAGATTTGCTTTATCTATATTATTTTGTTCATTATTTGTAATTCTATTAATAAAACGTTCTTTTATATTTTTAATATCTTCATTCATGTTCTATATATTTATTTGTTACATAAACATAATAATCTTCTATACGTATATTTACTTTATTATTTATAGTATATAATTTTTGTTCTTTAGTAAGTTGATTATTATAAATAATATTTATCAAATCTTTTTGTAGTTCATCTTTCCATTCTTCTTTAAAATAATCAGTAATTTTATTTTTATCAGTATTATAAGTAAATAAAACAGTATATAAATTATAATATTCTGAATTAATTATACGTTTAATATTATCAAGTATATTTTCTTTATTAACTTCTATATTATTATTAATTATTGTGGCTGTAGCAAATTTTATTATTGTATTAGCAGATGCTTTAAAAGAAAGTATAATAGCCTTTTTACATCTATCTCTATTTTTATCAATAGTATGTCTAGTAATATCTTTAAAATAATTACTTATTGTTACAAAACTATCAACAACATCTCTGTTAAGTTTTATTTGTTTACTTTCTTTTTTGGCATCAATAATTTTATTAACAATAAGCCAAACTAAAATAATTATAGCTGGTATTAAACCTTGTTCTAAACTTTTTTGTAATAATTCAGTTTCCATAAAGATATAAAAAAAGGTTATTAATATTACTAAGAACATTAATAACCTACTTTAGTTTATGATTTATTAATCAGCAGCAACTCCACTCAACGCTTTAAGAATAGTTTCAATTTTTGCAATAGCACCTGCTTCAGTAGGCAAAGCAATTTGAACTATTTGATTAATAGCTGTATCCATAGTTTTCATTTCTCTTGGTTCAGCAAATTTAAGCGTAAAAATAGTAAATCCTGTATCAGTAGCATCAGGCTGTGCTAAAGGATTTAAAGGATAGTTGGGATAAATAAAATCATCATAAGTATATTCAATACCAGCATCAGCAGCAGCTTTCATTGCCAAATCTTTTACATAAGCTGCATCAGCCAAAGCAACTTTAGCAACAGTTTCTGTAACAGCCAAACCAAAAATATCATCAGCTAAAGTAACTTTATAATTAACACCTTTTTCTTTAGCAGTAATTGTAACTTTACCAGCAGTATTAGTTGCTGTTACGCCAGAACCATCTCCGTTAGCTGTAATCAAATCTGCAAGTGCTTTAGCAACAGTTGTAACAGTATCTGATGATTTAGCTCGAACAGTAGCAGTCCATTTAAAGCGTTCATTAAAATTAACTCCTTTCTTTGCAACAATTACTGTATAATCAAGTCCTGGAGTTACTTTAGCGATAGTAAAATTAGAAGTATAAGCAGTAGCTGCTTGATATGTCATTTTACTATAACTAAATTTGTTTTTATAAATAGGAATAACTACTTGTCCTCCAACTTTTTCATCTCTTAAAAGATAAATATAACCTTTATCTTTAATTTTTGTACCATCTGGGTCAAGAGTTTCAACTCCATTAACTAATGCAACAAATGCAATTTTACCAACAGTAATTAGTGGTAAAGTATCAGCATAAGCTACATTTTTACCTAAAATAAATTGTTTCATAGTTTATTAATTTTTAGTGGTTTGAACATTAAAACTTGATTTATAATATTGAATGGCAAGTTCAACAATTTCTTCATGCAAATATTCAGGTAAATCACAATCTACATTATTTTCTGCATTTTCTTCGTCATAAACAACAGTAGCAGGTTTACGAATATAATTATAAATAATATTTGTTGGTTTATTATTGCCACCAGTATATAATTCAAGATTAAGTTTATTATTGATATTAATTGCAACACAAGCTGGATATTTTTTAGTAGGTCGATTACAAAAGTCATCTAAAGTACGTAAAAGATAATCCGCTTCAAGCAATCTACAATCGTTAGTATTTTTGCCATCATAACTTAAAGAAAATCTTGTATAATACATTACATCTGTATCATCAAGAACAATCGAATAAGGATTTAGTTTTGTTCCTTCCCCCGTAAGGGAATCGATAGTTTTATTCTTTTTATCAAACAAAGTTCTCAAAGAATTAAGTTGCGAAATATCAGCATTAAATTTAGCAATATAATCATTACTTGTTGTTGCATTTTCCGCAACCATTCTTCGAGCTTTATTTATAATGGCAAAATTTAGACAAATATCAATAGATTCTGCAAAAGCAGTACGAACATTTTGCATACCCATCATTTGTCCTATACTACGAAATGATAAGTGCATCTGTTCTATTGTCATAGTTTAAACAAATTTTAATTTATTAGTAAAACCAGTAACAGCGTTTTTATTATCAGGATTCTTAAACCACATCACAACTTCTTTAATATTAGCTCCAATATAATCTCCTTCTGGAGTCAAAATATTTTGACTATAAGGAGGTCGTACTAAAATACCATAAGCAATAAGTTTTTCAATCAAAGATTTAACTTCTACATCTTTATCATTAAACAACTTATTAAACTTAACAGGTTCTTCTGTACTAAATCTATCAAGCTGATTTTCTTTTGTAATCTCATCCTCTGCAAGAGAAGCAACAATAGGAAGATTATTAAGAACACAATACTGAACATAAATATCATTAAACTTGTTTTTATCTCCAATAAGTGTAACGTAATTACGTTTAGCATTATTAATTTCAAGACGTTTCTTACGTAACAATTCAGCTTCTTTTTGATTATCTTTAAAGTAAAATCTATATTGCTTATTAGCACTATTTACAACTCCCATGTCTTTTGCAACATCTTTGTAAAGCAAACAATGTCTATAAAGCAAATAATCTTCTATCTTTTCAGGATAACCATATCTATGTTTTTCACTTTCAAGAGCATTAAGCTGAACAACTTTATTTTCAATAGCTTTTTCAAGTTCAAGATTATTTTGTTTAGGTGCTCTCGCAAACGCTTCTTCAATAGCTTCTTCTCTATCTTTAATCTTAAGATAATCAGAATAATGATAATAATGGAACGTAATATCAAGAGTTTTACCAAGTTTATCAACTCTTACTTTAATGTTATTAAGATATTCCTTTACACGCATTATAAATCTTTCGTCATTAACAGAAAGACCAATTAAATTTGGAAAGTAAGCTGCAACTTCTTCTTTATTAGCAGAAAGAGTTCGAGAACTTCTAATACAACTACCAATATATTCATTTCTTTCATCCATATATTTATCATTCTTTTTACGGAACAAAGAATATGAATTAATTAATGAAATATGAATAGAACGCTTATCAGTATAAGCAGCTTCCATTTTTTCTTTACTGTCTTGACTTAATGTTTTTGGAGCATTTTCAGTTCCATTATTGACATCAGAAATATTTTCTTTTTGTGTATCAACACCTGTTTGTCCTCCAATATTTGGCATAATCTAAAAATTTTAATCGTTTATAACTTACATTCCAAGAAGAACATCTTCGTAGAATTATCTACCTGCAATCCCATAGAACCTTTAATTTCATAACGGCTCATATCTACATCAGTAGCAGCATGACCGGTACTATTAACACCCCAAGCAGCAGGGATAGGAGTCATACCTTCAATAACTTTAGCGATATACTCTTGTCCTTTCTGACGAACCATACGAACATTAGGATTACCTTTATATGAACTAAAATCAATAAAGCAAGCCTGATGAGAAGTAATAGGCAAACCTGAACGAGGATGAACCATACCGTTTTTCTTAGCAGCTTCAGCAATAGTTCCTTTATCAAAGAAAGAAGCATGCTTAACTGTAATAGTATGTCCATCTACAGTTGTATATTTATTGAAATATTTACCGTAAGCAAGTCCAGCTCCATTATCCATAATCTTCTTTTCACCAAGAGGAGTAATGAAACCTTTACTCATAGCATCATTTTCAATAGCATATTGGAAATCCTGAATAAATCCTTTACCAGCCATAAGAACAATATCCATTGTTCCGGTATCAGTATCTTTATTCAAAACATCACCAACTGTTCTTTCAAGTTTAGTAAGAGTAAGATATTCTCCGTAAGTATCATAGTTAGATTCACGACAAATTTCCAACATACCAGCAGTACGAGGAATAGGTTTACCGTTATCTCTATCTTTCAACTTAATAGTTCCATCAGGAAGTCTATTATAAGTAGACAACCAAAGACGTTCTTCATTCATTACTTTCATGTGCAAATAGAACTGGCGCATTTCTTCGGAAATCCAAAGTTTAGATTTACCATTACCATTTGCATTTTCAAATTCATATTCAGTAACAACATTAGAGATATTACCAGCAACTTCTTTACTATAACGGAAAAATTCAAGTTGAGAAGTCATCTGACCTGGTCCCATAACATTACTACGATTACCTTTAGAATAAGATTCTGAAACAGTAGGAGCAGACAAACTCCAATACATTCCAGTTTCAAGATTACTAAGGTCTACATAAGCAGTTGGGTCTGGGTCTACAAGAACAAGCAAATAACCGTAACCATAAGCTGTTTCGCCAAGGTCTTTCTGAATACGAACTTGAGTATGACCATCAGGAGCAACCAAACCATGTTGTTCAATAAACCAATGAGTAGCAAAATGAACTTCAAATTCAGCACCACCAAGACCAGGTTTAGTATTATTTTTATTAAAGTAAGTAACATAATCAGTAAAGTGCATACGACCCATTGTTTTCCAAGTCCACTGAACAGTATCAACAGTTTTAACACCTTTAGCACCTTGTCCTTCTGTCATAAAAGAAAGAGGAAAACGGTCATCATCCATACCATAATTATAGGTAAGGAACATGTTTAATTCAACAGGTTTTTGAAGCTGGAGATTAGCAATAGATTCTTCATTAGAATAACCTCTATCATCATATCGTCCAACACTTAAAACTCGCATTGTTTGCATAATAATAAAGTTTTAAAAGTTAATTAATACCAGCATTAGACATAATATCATCAGCTGTAGTTTTATTTGGTTTTGGTTTACTAATTTGAACAGTAGATTTTCTATGAGGTGTTTTGCTAGATAATTTAAGATTAGCAGCAGTTTTTGATGCAACAGCTATATCAATCAAATTAGAAAAACTTCCACCAGTAAAATATAAAAGAGCTTGAAGAATATTGTTTTCTATTTGCTTACTAGAATCCATATTTGCAAGGTCTCTATCGTATTGACTATTTCCATTATTATCTACTTGATATAAATAATTAAAGAAATCATTAGGAGTATAAGCTACTTTCTTACCATCTCGAATTGCAATAATTGTTTCAGGAATTTTATATCCAGCAATTTCTCTTTTATCAATAATAGATTTTACTGTATTCCATTTAACAATATTTGCTTCTTGCTGTTGTCTAAGACTTTCTTTTGCAGCTTCTTCCTGATTAATACGATATTGTTTATCCCTTTCTTGTATTGCTTGAAGTTCGGTTTTAGCAGTATTGAGCAAAAGATTACTATCTTTTAAATATTTAATATAATTCTCAATATCACCTCTAAAATTAGATTCTCGCAAAGATTCACGAACAATAGCTTCTTGCTGTGTTATATTATTCTCATCAATAGTTATATTACTTCTATCTTTAACTTGTCCAAATCCTTCATAACTATTTCCATTAGCAATATAATAATTCAAGAAATCAGAAAGAATAGGATATTCTGTAAATACTTTTTCAATACCACTTTTAACAAGTTCTTCTTGTCTAAGTTCTACAACATTATTGATATAAGATGCAATACCTTCTGCTGTATTTTCAAATTCAACAGGTTTATCATTTTCATCTACAATATCAATTCCTACTTTATCAATAATGCTTTGAATATCAAGTCCTTCAGCAGTATCATTTGCTTCAATATTAAATTGTTTAAGATATTCTTGAACATCTTTTGCTTCTTTAAAAATATTATTATCTTTATCAATAAGATTTCCTTTGTCATCTACAGTATAAACATTATCATCAATAGTAACAGATGTACCAGGAGTTAAATCAAAATTATTATTATCATTGTTGTTATTATCATTATTATTATTTGCATTATTATTATCATTATTATTTTTGTTACCATCACCTGGTTCAGGATTAGTTGGTTCTTTATCAATAGGTGGAATAATAGTTCCGTCTGTTCCTGGTGTTCCAACTGTACCATTATCTAAATCTTGTACTTGTTCAGGTGCGCCATTATCAGCGTTATTCATACCTGTACCGAAATCAAAAGTGTGTGGCATATTGTTTAAGTTTTAATTAATTACAAATACAAATATATTATGTATGTATGATAAAATCAGCAATAATAGCTTTATTAAATCTTATAATACATATATATTTATAGTGACTATTTATGTATCAAAACAGCCCGCTACGCTTGCAGAAACATGTCTATTTTTGATGAATTTTGCTGTCGTTGACACTTCATTTACTGAATACCAATCGTTTAATACAAAGCCTTAAAATGCGTCATAATTCTCCAGCAATAATATGTTATAATAATTATTAGCCATATAAAAATAAAAACTCATATTACCTTTTACAGCAATATGAGTTTGTTATTATTAATCGTATTTATTTTTATTAGTTTTAGCTATTTTATATTGAGTATCTGCTTTATAAATATCAGCCTTAATTTTTTCTTTATTTATTTCAGCATCAGTTCTATTTTTATCACGTTCAATATTTAATTTTTCTCTTTCAATATTATTCTTAGCTATATTGGCTTGTGCCGTCATATAATTTTCTGCACCATTATCTCCATTAGTAAATGCTTTAAGTTGTTCAATTTGAGAATCAAGATATTTTTCAAGAGCAATAGTTTGACGATTTTGTTCCCCCGTAGCGGAGATTTTCTTTAATTCAAACTCTTGTTCCATTTGCTTCATCTGTTGTTCCATTTGTTTCATTGTCTGCTCATTTTGAGTTTTTATCTGTTGAAATTTCATTATCATCTTTTTTATATCAGCAGAATTATCTCCTTCAATAGCAGCAACAGCCATATTCATATCTCCATTCTGTGCAGCACTAAAAGCAAATTGTTTATATTGATTTAATTTATCTCTTTCTTTAGCTGAAAGTTTTGCTTTAACAATATAATCTGCATATAAATGTTTTTCTATATCAAGACTAAAATATTGTATTTGAGAATCATTTTTTCTTTTATAAGTAGTATCAAGTCCGTCAATCCATGCAAGTTTTGTATAATCCATATCTCGCATATAATCATGTTCACGTGCATAATCAAACATATATTCAACTATTACACTACCCATAGCACCTCTAATTATAGCTTGGTCTGTAACTCCTTTACCAGCACTATTAGCTATTGCACCATATCTTTGAGGGGTCATATCAACTTTCATCATAGCAACTTGTTCATTTTCTTGTATTAATTGACCAAGTTGAGATATATAATCATTATTTTGACTATTAAGCATACGAACTTGTTGAGCTTTTAACATTCCAGCATCATCTTCATCATCAATATAAAGAACACCATCGGCAGCCATTTGATAAATAGTTTGTTCTGGCTTAGTTCCTAATAAAGATTTTGCTATCATCAATACATTAAGCTTGTTTTTAGCTATAGCCATTTCTCTATGATAAGCAACTATATTTCCAAAAATTTGAAATGGCAAAACAATATCTATAATACTAAATTTACCAAATCCTGGTAAAAGTTCTATTATACCATTATAAGGAAGTTTACCATTTCTATTAAATGAAATAGGTCTACAACCATAAGGATAAATAGCATCATTTCTTCCACCAATTCTATCACATTCATATACTTGTGGAGTCCATATCCATTCAATAGATATATCTCCATTTTCAGTATTTAATTTATAAGTTTCATCAACAACTCTTTCTCCTATAATTCCATTTTGTTGATAAGTTAATATACCTTGTTTAACTTCTCCTCGCCAAACAACATGCCAAACATCATATAAACCAGAATTTAAATCTCTTGCAATAGTAGGTTCACGAGAAAACAATTCTCTTTCTTCTTTACTAAATTTATTACATATATCAGGAAAATATGATTTATATTTATCCCAAGTCAATAATCCTCTATCATCTGTAGTTAAAGTTCTATCTGTATTATAATAATTATCAATAAAATTAATTTGTTCTTTAGATAGATTTTCTCCAAATTCATCAAGTATTTGCTGTCTAGTCATTTTACGTCTTTCAGCAAACATATCAAAATCTTCAACTAAAATATTATCATTTGGAACAGGAAAAGCATCTTTATTTTTTACAACTCTTTTAATTAATTTATTTCCTACAACATCACTATAAGTAAAAAATCTGCCAAAAGATACCCATTCAAAATAGGCTTGTGCATAAATAGTAGCAGATTCAGTTAAATCATCAATAACATTAAGTATATCTTGACCTTGTGCTGTTATATCATCTACATAATTTTCATTAAATTCTTTAATAAAAGCATCTATATCAACAGCTTGTTGTGGATTAAATTGTTCAGGAGGATTACCTTGTTGTACAAATTCTTGATATGCTTGTTGTATTCTATCAGCAATTTGTTTCTGTACAATAGCTGTTAATTCAGAACGAAGTTTAGCATTACGTGCCAACATTACTTCAGGATTATTAGCGCCAACAATAAAATCATGAGGATTTTGAATATATTCTCCAACATATCTTCTTATAATACCTTTAACAATATCATAATTTCTCATTGTTGCTGGAAATCTTTGATAATCCTCATTTTTACTATTATAAGGATTTAATATTTTTCGATAATATTCATTAGGTATATTACCTTTAAGAATATCATATTTATTAGTTATTTCTTCTTCATCATTTGCAGCTATACCAGCAGCAATTACATAATCACAACAATTAGCATACCATTCTGGTTTTTTCTTTTCAGATGTACTAACACGTTGTTTAGGAAAACCTAAAGGAATAACACTATTTGTATTCATATAATATTTATTTTAAATTTAATACCATTTTCTTTCAAAAAATTCTTTAGCAGTATTATGATTTTCTGTTATCTTCTTTCTATTATTAAGTTCAAGATTACCTTTAATATCAAGACTTTTATAATAAATAGCAAGCAATAACATTTCAGATACACGGTCAAAGTTACCAATAGGATTAAACTTTTTAAGTTCCAATATAGCTTGATAATCTAATAATCGAGTAAATAAATATACAGATTTTCCATTTTCATCTTTTCCAATAACACTATAAAGAAGTTCTTGCAAAAGACGAAGAGCTTCAAGTTTTTTTGGACCATCAGTTATAACATAACCATAAGTTTTACCAACTTCTCCTTTTATTGTATTATCCCAAATAAATAAAGGTTCATGACTAAGATATTTAAGTGCTTTCCATTTTTTAAAATTAGAAACAGTTTCACCTCTATTTACTTCTACATGTCCAGTTCCTACACAATTATAATATTTACAAAGTCTATAAAATATTTCATCAGCTTCTTCTAGTTTATCAGGTCTACCATAATAGGCAGCACACATTTTAAGTTTAAAGCCATTACGTTCACAAGGCATTTCCCAAACATGCATACTATTATGAGAATTTTTATTAGTAATTTTATCTTTTTCTTTATCAATACCAACTGGGTCATAAGTAACACAATAAGTTCCAGGAAGAATACATTTTATTTCTCTATCAGTAGCAGGATTATAAACAATATCTTGTTGTGGATGAAACCAAATTCTTACACATCCATGAGGGTCTTCATTTCCTTTACGGGGAACTCCTTGTATCCAATCATAAATTTTAGCATCAGGATTTTCTTGTTTAATACGTTGATTACTTTTAAAAGTAATAATACCATTATTATCAAACAATTGACCATCAACATAAAAATGATATGAATTATCTACACGAAGTTTTTCTTCAAATGCAGTAAGTTCTTCACTACTAAAAATATTTTCAGTTGCGCTACTAAAAGATTCAGCAGGAAAAATAGCACGCTGACCACAATAATTAATATATTTTGCATAAGTCTTTGTATTATTTTTCATATCTTCTCTAGCACGCATAGCTACTTTAATACCAATATCTATACGACTATTACCATCTTTATCAACAGCACTAATTCCATCATAACTACCTTCAAGACCCCAAGCATAAGATTTAAAAAATCCACAAACTTCTCCTCTAGCATCTTTATCCCATACATTTTCAAATGGCATAAAATTAAATTCACGAGGATTATAAAAATTTTGTTCAAATATTTGCATATTAGCAGCAGTAGCAGTCCCCCATGCAGTAAGCATACCAGTAACATTATCACCAACAGTCATAGCTGGTTCTGTTACTGTCATAAATTCATTAAAATTTTGCATAGTAGAAAGCTCTTCTACATTAACACCAATAGCGTCTTTACCAATAGCACAGTCTGGGTCGTTATTAGCTGATACAGAAATAAGAGAACTTTGCCAACTATCTTCAGATTCAACACCATTAGGTAATCTAAAACCTAAACGAAAATCTTCATTATCTGTTTTAAATATACCTCTTTTAAACATAGTCTTTTCTTCATAAAACTTTAAACTATTAATAGCAAAATCAGTAAGACCTCCTTTCTTAGTAAGATATTTTTTATCAGCTGCAACATTAATAAAAGTCTTATGTTTTTTAAGATTAACAGCATTAGCTGCTCTAGCAGCCATCATATAAGAAAAACCACCACGACGAGTTTTAACTATAATAAGATGAAATCCATTATTTTTAGCAAATTCTAAAACAGCATGTGTCCAAAATTGAGCATCAATAAATTTAGGAAAACTAAAGAATTTTTCTGCAACAGATTTTTTACCAGTAACAATAACAGAAGCATCATTAGTTCTTTCCATTCTTGTATAATTAAGAAAATTATAATAATCTCCACTAATATGAATATTTTCAATAGTGCCATCAGTATTCATCCAACATGGAGCATCAAAACCATTTTTACGTCTATCTGCTTCTCTTTTTCTTAATTGTCTATAAGGAAAACTATCAACTTTAAAATTAGTATAACTTTTATCTTTAATAAATTTATCAGCCATTTCTGTAAACAAATAAGTATTGATAAATTTACCAGGACGTATATTCATTAAAAAACCACCACTGTCTCCTATTAAAAAATAATTCCATGGGTCATAATATCCAGCTTCTGTTGCAGTTTTATATCTACTTTTATCTTCTTCTAAATATTGTTTAAAAGGATATACTTCTTCTTTCATATTTTATTTTATTATAACAAACAAAATAAGCGAAGCAGCTAATCCACCAGCTACTCCGCCTAGAACTTTATTTCTTTTTTTATATTTAGAAATATCATTATTTAAACTTTCATTTAATTTTTGCATTGTAACTGCATAATCTTTCATTTTATTATAATTATCATCATAGATATTTATTTTTTGTTGTTGAAGATTAATAATACTATCTAATAAAACTATTTTCTTTTGCCTTATATTAGATAAAATCATTTTATAATTTGCAGCTTTTAAATAATCTACTGGAACTAATATAGAATCAGTTTTATTTTGACTCCCCGTAAGGGAACTACAATCATTCATTGACCAGCTTTTTGAATAATTCCCAAGTAGCAGAATCATTAGCAGACATAACTTTATTATAAATTTCATTCTCATATTTATTAATATTAATAATTTCAGAATCAATTCTATTTATATTATATTGAATAGAATCAATCTGAATTTTATTAAAAACAGTATCCGGAATTTGTTTATTTATACCTTCTACAACTTTTATTTTATTGATAACAAACACGGTTAAACTTAAATTAATTATCTCTATAATTAATACTATTATAATAATCTTCTTCATGATTCTATTCAATTATAATTTATTTTAAAGCAACTAATTTATGAAATAAATCTAATTTCCAAACACCAGTTTCTCTAAGACCTAAACTCCTTTCTGCAAATTTAATAGCAGCATTAGCACCTTGATTAACGCAAGTATCAAACATAATTCCTGCTACTCTTTGATTAGGAATTTCATCTAAATCAAAACAATCCCAATATCTATTTTTATATAAATCATAAACAGCTTTTTCAAGTTCAGGGTTTCTATTAAGATAACTTTTAAAATCTTTAGGATGGTCTTTTTTAACAATATCAATAATACCCCAACCTCTCCAATCAGGATTATATTTACGAGAAACTCCTCTATAAGTTTCTCCACCAGCATCATTTGAGTCATTTACATAACCGCCTTCTTTTGCAACAAGTTTTTTATATTCTTCTCCAAAATTAGCCATAAACGTTATAAGGATTTATAAGATTATTAAAACATTCAATCGATTCTCTTTTAGCAAATTCAATATCTTCTTCATCTTCAATATCAGGATTCCATTGTTTTATAGTAATAAATTTTTCAATAAAAAGAAATTTAATTTTGATTTCTAATTTATAAATTATATTACTTAAAACAATACTATTATTATCAGTATAATCATATTCTTCATAACATCTTACTCGAATATATTTACCATTTAAAATATGGTCTTTAATAGTATAATTTTTATTCATAGCATTATTCATTTAAAACTCTATTTATCCAACCTCTAAGAAAAATAATATTATTTCCTTTAGAAGCAATATTATTATAATATTTAATTCTTTCTAGTTTATATTTAGCAATAAATAAATCAGCAGAAATAGTTGTATCAGATTTATAAGCATTAAGACTATCTTGAGTTCGTCTAAGAAGTTCTTTTGTATAAACTAATTCTTTTACTGTTGTACTATCTTGCACCCCGTAAGGAATATATCTTATTTCAGGAACAGGCTTATATCCAAATATACAAGCAAGAATAATAACAACTATAGCAACAATAACAGCTATTGGTATATATAAATCTTTATTCATTATATTTCAAGTTTAAATTGCTGATTAACAGCATTTGATTTAAGATTATTTTTTCTATCTTCAAAAATCAATTCAATTTCTTTTTTACGATATGGCATTACATAAAAAGTAGTCTTTTCTATAGGATTTTCTTTAATATGATAAAGACCATCTTCAAATCTTTTAGGCATACCATATTCATTAAGTTCAAAATCAGAATCAATATGACAAAGCCAAAGTCCTTTACAAGTCATTCCAGTAATAAGTTCAACAGCTTTAGCATAAAGACTTAATTGTAAATTATAAATACTACCATTACAATTTGGTAGATTATTTACAGGAGGTAAAAGATTTTCTTTTTTATCAATCCAAATATTAGTAAGTTGAGCTGGTTTTATTTTTTTATTCTTTTGATAATAACCAGATTTAAAAATAAGTCCTCCTCTATTTGTTTTCCAATCACCAATAATAAAATATTCTAAAGATTCATGAACAAGTAAAACATCAATAGTACCACTAATTAAATAATCAATTAAAAACATACCAATTTCAGCAAATATTTTATATCCTTTATCAGTATATTTTTTAAAAGCATCATAAATATCAGGATAACGATTTTCAGTAGCTTCAATAAATTGATTCAAATCAAGCAATTTGCAATTAGAAATTATATCTCCTAAATCAGCAACAGTAACCATTTCTCCTTCTTCTTCAATATCTAAATATTGAATAGCATTTTGAAATTTACTACTTCCTTTAATTCCATATTCAAGACCATTATGAGTATTACTACCTCTTTCACATGCTTCTTTAGTAATATTATCCCATTGAGCTTTTAATTCTTTTTCAGAAACACCAAGTTCTTTAGATTTCTTTCTAAGCCAATATTCTTTATCAAAAGATGGCTGATATTTATGAAGTATAGTAGTAGTAGAAATATAATCATTTCCTAAACTGTCATAATATTTATGACCATCTTCTTTAAAAATAAGTCTTACTTGTTTATATCTAACATCTATATTCATATTTTAATCTTCTTCTACTTGACTAGAAACAACTTTATTACCACCTCTTGCTTTTACTAATTCTTCTTCTTGTCTAAGAGTTTCTTCTGCTTCATTTAATGATTTAATTAAATTAGGCAAATCAACAACTCTTTTAGAAATTTTATCAATAAAATCAATTATAGTATTAGCATCTTCGTCAGAAATTCCACCACTAAGTTTTTCATTCAATCGTTCATTAAGAATATTAGTAGCAATAGTTAAATTATGAACAGCTTTCTTTAAACTTTCAACAGCTTCTCCAGCAACTCCAATTTTTCTATCGTGATATTTTTTAATTAATTTTTCTACTAATAAATCAGGAATATAATTAGGAGGTAAATCATAATTTTCAATTGCTTTTTTAAGAGCTTCAGTTCTACTTAAACCTTCTTGAATAGCTGGAGCTTTAGGGTCAGCTAAAAACCAAATAACTCCAACTTCTTTTAAATATTGCATTTTATCTTTAGAAGTATCACGAGCATATAATAATTTTACATCTTTATCTTGAAGTTGAGCAAGAGTAGGAGCTTTTGGCATCCCAGTTTCATCAATAGTTAAAAGAGAATTAAGGTCAAGAGTATAATTCATAGTATACAGAATTTAATTCTTCATTATATTCAACAACTTGTAATTTTTTAAACATAGCAATATAAGCATTTGCATAAACTTCTCCTTTAGATTTATACAATTTAATCCATAATTTATAATGTTTATTGCTAGTTCTTTTTTTAATACTTTTAATTAAATCAGCAGTTTTAATTTCATTACGTTTCTTATGAACAAGTTCTTGTTTAAATTCTTTATATTCTTCTCTTGTTAAAGTTTCACGAGCAACTTTTAATTCTTTAAAAGATTGAACTATTGCTTTATGTAATAAATTCTTTTGTAGCTTTCCTATATATGGAATATCTACACAAAGGTCTTTAGCAAAATTTTTTGCAGCAGTAATTTCAAGATTCTTAATAATATTTCTACATAGTAATCGTTCTTCATCATTAGCAAAATCTAAAGATTCAAGAACATTATCCATATCTTGAAATATTAAAACATAAGAATCACTTAAATCAACACCATCTAATATATTATTTTTGTCCATAAAATTAAAATTAAAAAAATCCGCTAAAAATATTTCACAACATTTTTAGCGGCATGGATTATAATTAATTATGACAAATCACCGTCTACAATTTTAAAAATACATTCAAAATCTGCATCTTTAGAATAACTTCCTTTTACATCACAAACAGGAATAATTTTAAATTCAACAAACCAACAATTTGGTAAAGTTGTTTTATTATCATTAAATTTTCCTTTTAAAATAGAATTATATAAGTTATTATCATCAGAACAATATTTACCAACTCCAGCATAACTAATACAATTCTTAGGATGTGAAAAATGAACTCCTCTTGAAACAGCAGAACCATCAACAATTAAAATATCTCCAACATTAAGATTTTTAATATTGTCTGCTTTATGAGCCAATAAAGGTACAATATTAGTTGTTCCTTTAAGACCTTCTTTAATAGCATTTACACAAGTAAATAATCTATCATTATAACATAAAGCAACCATAACATAATTATCAGGAAGTTTTACATCATTAAGAAGTTTATTAAAATATTCTTCTGTAATTTCACTAATATCTGTTGGGATATTAATACCGTAAGGTTTTAAATCGGATTTAATTTTAAGCATAATTTTATTATTTAGTTAAACAATCAATTCCAGCCTTACCAACTCTTAGTTTGCTTTTAACAACAACATTGTCTTGTTTTTGACGAGAACCAGAAATAAATTTTTCTTTACTATGTCTCGTTCTAATAGCATTAATTTTATCATCAAATTTATTCATAGTTATTTCTTTTATGCAAGTATATATAAGATTTTAATTATGAGCAATATGTATAACATATTTTAACATTATATGAAGTCCTATATTTGCGTTCTAAGGCATTATCTAAACAAATTCGATGAAGTTATTCTTCAAACAAAAATCATTCAAAATACGTAATATAAATAGCCAATTTTGCCGTATATGACAAATAAGACAAATCGGCTGTTGTTGATTCCCCGTAAGGGAGCGAAGATAATATAATTCATAAGCAGCTTTATTAGCATCATTATTATCAGCTTTATAATTATTTTCAGGATAATCATTATTATCATCTCTAGCAAAATTGTTATTATAATCAGCTTTAGCATCTATTGCAAACCATGTCGACACTTTCGAATGTATAGTGTATAATATATAATATATATATATAT